TACCAACAGATGTTCCAGCGCATGCCTAACGAAGCAGAAGTAAGAGCTTACTTTTCTTTCAAACGTTTAGGAGAGATGGATCATATCCTTCGTAATCTACAAATCTATAAGAACATGTCTCGTGTGGGCACAGAAAACCATGTTTTCACTGTTCTAGGACAGAATGGAAAGGTAATCTCCTCTAAAACTTTTCAAGGAGTTATCCGTAGAGAATTCCCAGGAGGTGAGGGGAATACTCTGATTGTCAATGAGAAACTTGGTACTGAGAAAATCTTAGTTGATGGTAAGATGAATACCACCGCCAAGAGACAACTAATCCAAGATATTAAAGAAGGTAAACGTACTGTCATAGAACTCTACGATCCTGAGCTACGTCCCTTCACGAATTTCTCTTCACAGGTTGGTGATGAACGTATTCGCTGGGTTGTGGTTCCCACCAATAAACTTCAAACAGATAAACTAAATATGGTGAACCTGCCTTATCGCGGTGGTGGACACTTTGAGTACGACTACGAACATTACATTAAACAAGCTAAGGTTCGTCCTGAGCGCATTGGTTCTGCCTTCCGTAACTGGTATGAAGGAGACACCACAATAATGCCCGTTGCTGTTCGTGCCATGGGACATGATTTAGCTGCTAAGATGAATGCTGTTCGTGAACTAATTGCTGCTAAGCGTTTAGGAGAAGCTAAAGAACTTGCTTCGAGAACTCTGCCTATGGAGTGGAAAGAATTCTACGGTTGGTTCCGTAAAACCAAGAACCCTGTTACTGGAGAGATTCAAGCTGCTCGTCTTAATGTACGCGAACCCTTCCAAGTGGTTGAACGTAATAAGATGATCATTGATAAAGGGAAAGATGCTCTAGAGGAACGTTATCATCGACTAGAAGATGGAACACGTAAAGGTTCTCTCGCACGGCAGTATTCTGTTCAGTATTCTGGAGAGAGAGATGCTTATGATGTTCTTTCTGTAGAGAACCGCGGTACTGCTTATAATCCTCTCTACCAGCTCACAGACCCTGCCATGCTCGATCCTATCACGACAATGAACCGGAGTCTTAGTCGTATTGTTAACAGTTTCTTCATGGATGATTACAAGATCAGTGCCATTGAGCATTGGCTTAAGGAAGCTTCTACTCATCTTAATTTAAAGCAAAGTGAAATTCATTATGCTCCTTTCCATGTTTTTAATAATATTAATCCTAACATGTGGAAGAAAGCTGCTCCTCCTGAAGCCGTTAAACAGTTAGAGAACCGTAGATATCAAATACTACAGTTCACTGGAACTCCTTCATCCACTGAAGCATTAGTTCACTCTCTTGCTCAAAAGTGGTCGGATATGATTTACAACAAACTGGGTCCTGAAGGACTTAAAGTGGGAAGTTTCCAAGTATCTCCCAGCTACTTGCTCTCGCGTTTAACAGATCCTGTTAAGTTCGTGAGATCAGTAACATTTCATATGAAGTTGGGTTTGTTCTCAATTCCACAGTTTCTCGTTCAATCACAAACTTATGTGAACATTCTTGGTATAGCCGGCTTCTCTAAAGCTGCTCCAGGAACATTTGGTGCACTTCTTCATCAATGGTCACGTATTAATCCTAACATGATTAATTCGTTAGATCGTTATGCCTCTCGTCTTCATATTCCAGGTACTTCTAGGTGGAAGCTTGGAGAATTTAAAGAGGCTTGGACAGAACTACAGAACACGGGTTTTGCTAATGTGGGTGGTGAGTATGCTCTTAGAGATGATCTTATGTCCCACAAGGTATTCTCTACTGGAAGAGATAAGTTTCTAGATGCAGGCACATTCTTCTTTAAAGAAGGTGAACGTAATGTACGTCTAGGAGCTTGGTACACCGCTTACCGTGAATGGCGTGATTTAAATCCCACTAAGATCATCACTGATATTGAACGTAGAGAAATCCTCGATCGTGCTTCTCTTTTAAATGTGAATATGGACCGTTCTTCGAATTCTGTTCTTCAACATGGTGCTTTCTCCATTCCCGCTCAATTCCTAACTTATCAAATCCGAGCTGCAGAGCTCTTCCTAGGTAAGCGTCTCTCTTCTCTCGAACGTTGGCGAATGCTTGCTACTAATGCTGCGGTATATGGTATCCCCACTGCAGTATCTGGAGCTACCATCTATCCATTCGGAGATAATATTCGAAAGACTGCTATCGATAACGGATATGTTGTTGGAGATAACTATCTCTCCACCTTAATGGAAGGTCTTCCCGCTACTTTAATGGCCTTTGCCACAGGTGGTGGAGATATCTCTAAAGGTAATTGGTACAACATCGGTCCACGGTATGGTTCTTCAGGTTTTACTCCACTAAGAGATGCTTTGATCTCTGACCGTACTCTTTGGGATATTATGTTCGGTGCCGCAGGCTCTACCATAGGGAACACTTGGGCTGCATCAGATGGTTTTCGTAGAGCCATGCTAAGCTTTGCTTCTGCAGAAGATAAACAGTTCAAGATGAAACCCGATGATGTGGTAGATATCTTTAAAGAGATCTCCTCAGTCAATTCTGCATGGAGATTGTGGGCAGCTATTAATAGCGGACGTTGGATGGATAAGGCTGAACGTTGGGTCTCTGACATTACTCCCATGAATGCCATATTCCAGTCTGTTACTGGTCTGCAAGATCAACAGATTGAAGATGTTCGTACTATGCGTATGATCAAGAAAGATGAGAAAGCTCTTGCCGAGTATTCCATGAAGAAGTTCTCTGAAGAGATGCAACGTGGTTTCCGTTCTATGAAAGATAACGATCCTCAGCAAGCTAATGATTTCTTCCGCCGTGCATTCACTTGGATGCGGGTAGGAGGAGTTCCTGAACACGATTACGGAACTGCTATGTCTCGAGCTACTGAGAACAATGAGAACCTGATTCAACGCGGTAAATGGGACTTCTATACGAAAGATGTGCCACAGTCCAAGTCTAGGTTTGGTATCTTTACCAGAGAAAATCTACCTTCAGACAGATTGGATACTTTACGCCGTGAATTACAGAAAGGACAATAATAGATGGCCCCCTTCAATCCAGCCATACCTGATACTAACGATCCCAATTGGTTGGGTTGGTCTAAGCCTATTTCCCAACCTCAAGCAGATACCTCTACTGGAGAAGTACTCTCCACAGTAGGCACTTCTCTTCAAGGTGGATTAAGTGCTGCAGATACTCTACTCAAGCAACAAACTAAAGACTTAGCTCGTGCAGGAGCCGAGAAGATTATGGATGAGTATACGTCCACTCTCGAGAAGACGGATATCTCTACACGTATTGCTGCAGCGGCAGCAGGAGGTCAAGGAGTACCTACTTCGGATACTTCCACGGATTTATCTGCTAAATCTAAACCCGGAGCAGGAACACTTAGTGCCTCTCCCACTGAAGAAGTTCCTGAAGAGTTACAAAATCTTCCTGCTAACTTAGACAATATGGTTACTGCTCGAGGAAATAATAAACTCTCTTCTACTGCTTATGCAGGTAGATTGGCTGCTATGGCTAAAGATCTACGTGCACGATATCCCGGTTACGTTGACTATATTGATGATGAAGTGAAGAAGGTTACTGGAATGAACCCCGCTAACCACTATATCACTTCTCTTCTTGGAGATATCAACTCCTTTGCTGATGCAGGTAAAGCTATTGATACCAAGATTAGATCAGAACTCTGGAGTCACCTTGGTGACAGTCCATATATTGCTCAAATACTCTCCGCTTATAATGCCGGTAGGTACGGCAATCCCAGAGAAGCTGAACCCAGGATTATGGCGGCCATATCTCCTTATATTATTGCTAAGAAACGATTAGAACTTAGGGCTGCTCAAAGAGCTGATGCCAAAGGAACTAGAGAAGAATTAGAAGTGGGTGTTGAGAATGATGCCAATAAAGCTATGGAGTCTCAAGCTACCTTAGCCTTTAACACTCTTCACTTAATGCAAGGCTCACCTACCGCCGCACAGATCTCGGATATTATTGCTAAGGCTAATGCTGGTGAAATCACTCTTACAGGAGATCAAGCACAAACTCTCTCGCGTGCAGTGCGTACTCTTAAATTCCAAGCTGAACAAGGAGCAGATGCTACCTTCTTTAATAAGCAAGGACCGGATGGGCGTCTTAATCGAAGTGTTCTCGGAGAAACTAAGGTTACTGCCATTAAGAAGGGACAGTTCGAGAAGTTCGATATTGTTGCTGACCTTCTTGAGAACAAACAATATGGTTTAGCCTTTAAAGCTATGAACTCCATTAGAGCCATTGGTGATGAAGATACCCACACTATGATCACTGTCCCTGAGTTGGCACAGAAACTTCGTCTTCTTAAAGCTCTCGATAACTACAAGCTTCCCGCTGCCTCTAGACAATTACTAGAACAAAGCATTGCTGAGGATCTTATTCCTAAGATGAAGGAATACACGGACTACGCTCAAAAGAAGATGATTCTGCAACCGGATACTCCTTCTGGTGTGGTTAATACCATTAAAGGACAGCTAGAAACAATGGAACGTAGGGCTAAGGCAGAAGGTGGTCCTAAAATTTCTAAAGAACAAGTTGCTAAGAGTACAGAATCTCTTCTCGCTACCATTGATAAAATCCCTACCATCCAAGATCCTCGTATTCAAAGTAACATAGCTAAAGCTGCCTTCGATCCCTCTAATTTAGGTCTTCTTACCAAGTTTGAAGAAGATCATTATAAAGGTGAAAGATTTATCCCTGGCAAGTACTCTATCTTTAATCGTCTATATGCTCCTGATATGACAAAGACTATGAAAGCTTTAGGAGGGCAAGACTGGGAGAATTACAAAGATATTGCTAAACAAATGTGGGGAAGAGAACTCTTCGGTCCTTTCCTTCAGAGATTTAGTAATGCTTCTATGGATAATCTTCTCAACAATAACTTTGTTAAGGTTGGCTGGGACCCAGATAATTTTAAGATGCAATACGACTTTACTGGTCCTGTTTCTCCTTCTACTAAAAATTATTTGAAACAAAACTTTGATCGTCTCAATGCTTCTTTTGATAAACTTATAAATATTGCTAAAGAAGAAGGTCGAGATCCTAATGCTCTTATTCTTGGTTGGCTTAAAGAACATGGTGTTGATACTGGCAGGCTTCCTGGTCTTCCTGAGAAATTAATGCAAGAAATCATTAATAGTAAGACTGCTGAGAAGACGGAAGCAGAAGGCTTTGCAAAGAGATTCGGTGCCAAGCCTCAAGAAGAGAAGACACCTTCTCCTCGCGTTGTTATCCCTGAAGGTAGGATTAATCCCTTAACAGGTCTTCCTTTCCCCGCACGTAAGTCAACTAAGGAAACTCCTCCCGTCCAGCCTCTCCAGTTGACAGATGAGGGCGTAAACGCACAGAGAGGCTCACTGAGCGATTTTCTGAGTGCCCCCGCTGGGGTAGTAGCTACTCAGAGGAAAAACGCACCAGCGGCCTCGAGAACGCGAACTAGAGGCAATCTATCAGATGGGGAGATCATCGGAGTAGGTGTTACGGGAGATAGCGAAGATGCTTTCTCTAAAGTAAATCCTAATTATGGAAGATAACAATGCCTATTAGTATGGGAGGCCGGATATTTGCAGATGAATTTGATTATGCGATCTCGCAGTTGAGTCCTCCTGGTCAGCTTGAATCAAACACTGTCATTAAGGACGAAGACAGAAATATTCCTAGAATTACGGTAACTCCTAAAGAATCTGAATCTATGGCAGGTACTCTTCGACCTTGGTCTTGGGAAAATCCGAAAGCTCCCTCCACTCATGAAAATCTTAAAGCTTGGGAAAGTGATATGGAAACACGTCCTTCTTGGGAAAATGAGAAATTAGGTCTTCCTTTAGAACGTGCCCCTACTTTCAGACCCACTCCAAAGTTTGACGCAGAAGGTCCTGTAGAAGATAATTCTGAATACCCGCAGAAACAGTTTGAACAGAACCAGGCTCAGGAAGCATTTGATGTTGCAGCTTATAGAATAGCTCGTCAAATGAAAGAGCGTCCTGAGCGAGAGATGCCCATTGCTAATGCAGTAGCTCGCATAGGTATTGGCTTAGTAAATTTAGCTGCTTTTCCCGGTAAAGTTTATCAAGGGGAAATCAATCTAGATACTCCTGAAGGTAAAGAAGAAGCTACTAAATGGGCATCAGAAATGTCACTTACAATGGTAATGGCCCCTGCTCCTATTGCAGCTAAAGTAACTGATGGAACACTAGGTTCTATAGCCGGGGTGCGTGCACAGAATCTTAATAAAGAAGCCTTAAAGATTGCTGAGGAAATGCATGCAGTCGGTTCTCCCCCAGATCTGATTTGGAAACGAACAGGATTCTATAAAGGTTCGGATGGTAAATGGAGACATGAGCTTCCTTCTGAAGAGTTAAAGTTCAAAAGATTTGAACCTAATAAACCACAAACACTAGAGAATATCATTGAATACCCTTCTCTTTTTGCCGCATATCCTGAGTTGAGGAATGTTAAATTCGTAATTGATAATAAGTATAAATATATTGCTTCTTATTCTGAAAATACACTCACTCTTAATCTAACTAAAGCTAGAGAAGGAGGATGGGATACTAAAGATATTATTCTTCATGAAATACAACATAAGATTCAAGAAATTGAGAAATTTCACAGAGGAAGTAATCCTGAAACGGAAGTTAAGAATTTTATAAAAAATTTACAAGTTTACAAACAGACGATGCTTTCCGCTGGAAAGATTCAAGAAGCTATAGAAGCTAATAATTTACTTTATCGTGCGAGTAGAGTTAAGGAGAATATTGGACAAAACTTATATCAAAAGGTTCCTGGAGAAATAGAAGCGCGTACTGTAGAGCTTCGTAAGAGATTGCCTACCGAAACTAAGAAACAAGTTTCTCCTGAAGAAAGTGCCAAGTATTTTGGAGATGAATTAATAGGTGCTCCTTCGTCTCAAGGTCCCGCAGCCTCTAATGTCACGCAATTTAGACGTGCAGCTAATGATAATAAAACTTATGAGCAATTACAGGCTGAGTTTGAGAAAGTTTGGAATCAAATTCCAGAAGCCAAAGGTGAACAATTGAAAGTTCTAGAAAAGAAACGCGATACATTGATGAATCAATTACTAGGAATAATTAACCGTTCTGCTGACAAATAGTACTAATTTCTAATCAAGGCAATAAAAAACCCCCAAGGCCCGAAAGCCAAGGGGGTTTTAGTTTGTCATGCCATGGCAAGCACGGCAAAACCAAAGTTTGTTATTGTCTTCCTCTTAGGATGAGGATTAGTGAAAGGTCTTCGACTGGAAGTCCTTCAGAGCAGCGAAGCCCTCATCAATGCTCTTAACACTGATGATATCTTTCGCTTCCTGGTACGCAGCTTCAAGTTTCTTGAAAGCAGCCTTGTAGCCGTCTTCATCCGAAACCTTCTCAGGGTTCTCCCACTTGATGTAGTCACACCAATCGTAGAGGTACTTCTTGTCGGAGTAATCCTCCGCCGCCTTCTCATTGAACTTCAGGTACCCCTTGTCGAGATATTCCTTCAGCTCGCCGATGGTCTGAGGATACGAATTCTCATCCATTTTGAAGGTCTTGCGAAGCGCGTCCCTGAACCTATACTTCTCTCCGTTGAGGCGACCAAGAAGATACTCACGCTCGGAATTGAAACCGGAGTTCAAAGCGATTTCGGCGTGCATGTTTTGTTCCTTTTTGTTTTCAGATGCACATTCAGGTGCCGTACAGGGTGTATCGGCTAATTGCGCATTAGTAATCTTTGCATCATAGATGGCATTACACTCAGATTTAATGGCATCCAATTCACTCAAAGTGAGTCTCTTGAACCTATGGATGGCATCACGCTGCTTAGAATTATACATACGTTTCTCCAATTTAATTGGAAGAGGACTTACCCGATCTGGTGCCTCTTCCTAATCTATTTACAGGGGAATGCGATCAAGTTTAGTCGAGCTTGGGTTCGACTTCGACCTTGGTGAGCTTTTCGTCTTGAAGGACAGTGACTTCCTTGATGGCGTCTTGGTTCTCTTCAACGCGTTTAAGGAATTCAGGAAGCTCTGCATCCGTAATTTCCACTGTGCGACTTTCTCTTTGAACAGATTGGTCATTCATTACAATACCTTTCTTGTTATTATTATTTAGATCACCTGTGAAACAAGTGACTAATGCCGTGGAGGTTGGCGTTTGCGGTTTGTTGAACGAGATACCACCCGAGTTGGCACATTCGCCAATGAACCTCGCCGGTGGAACCCGACATGGTCAAGCTCTTTTCCGTCACCTTTACGTACACGACCTTGACGGATAGCCTTACGTCGTGCAGCGTTTCGCGCCATTCTACGCTTGACTTGCTCAGGACGGTTCTCATAAGCCGTCTCCTTTGCGTAATCTCTGTCAGTTCTCTTCTTGTGTGATTTTGGCCATCTCGGCATTTTTCTTTTTACCGATCTGGTCTATCGGCTTAACCTCCTTCATTTTGATTTTAATGGGTATGCTTTCGGAGAAGATCTCAGGAAGACTTATCTCCACGATTTCCCTCCGATCCATTCCACGCATTGCGTAGAGATGGGAAGCGATTAGGTCACGCAGTGTTTCTGTGGGGATCTTCAGCGTGCGCCATTTGTTTGAGTTCATCTTCGGTCTCCTGATCTCGGAGGGACGCGATGAGTTTGCGCCGTACTTTGGCGTCTTGTTTAGGTTTGTCATATAATTCTTTTAAAGCCAAACGGTCTGCTCGACTCTGCGGATGTTTCTTCTTAGTCATCTGTATGACCGCAATAAGGACATCCAACAGGATCTCCTAATCTCCAATAATAGGTTAATCCACACTTCTTGCAATAAATGTAAATACCGCCTTCAGACATCTGTGGGCCTTATTTCTGGAAGCGATAAGAATTCTTGGCATTTACTACACATTATGTACATCAGGCAATTCTTTCCACACATTTGGAAACCCATTCATAAGTGGGAGAACCTTCCCATTTGGTGGTTATGTATGTTCCATACACTTTCTTGAATTCTCTATGACGGACAATCCAACCTTGAGTCTCTTCATCCCACCACATCCAATCATCTTTGTGTTCTTCAGGTGGTGAATAGTTCTTAAGTTTCTTTCTTAAAGGAGTGAACTCACGGAAGGTGATCATCATCGTACCTCAATGCCGTCCCAACTATACCAAGTTTCGTCTGGAAGTTTAATTCCAAATGAAGCTTCACTTGCATGAATGTCACAATATTCAATTGCATCTGCAAGAGTTTCGAATTCAATACCAGTGTCACATCCATCTTGGCCTTGTGTGGCCCAAATCTTATACATCAGTCGGTCTCGCTTCTGGTAATGTCAAGTATTCTTGTTCCACTAAGTATTCCAATACTTCAGCCTCAGCCTTATCATTCAATTCTAATATTTCTGCTAGAGAATAGGTCTCTAGATATTTCTCGTAATTAATTGACGGACCCCAAGAATATTAAAGAACCAAAGATAAGACAAGAGAATAGAACTCCAAATATAAAACCAATGCCAGCACTACGTCTTGCCGTTTTAGTCATATCGTTTTCTGTGAACTCATAAATTTCCATTATTTTCTCCTTGGAGTGCCACCACACATGGGGCACTTACCACTTATTAATTCGTCTTTGTACCAGATGAAATGACATCCGGGACATTTGTAGACTGTTCTTTTGAAGAGCACTTATTGTCTCCTTTATGGTACCCACAGTCACAGCCAAGACGCTGATTGTAGGGACAGGTATCCCAAGTCATGCCCTTTGGGCAATGGGTTTTCGACGTAAGATTAGAAGCCATCGAACCACTCCTTTGGTATTAACTCGAATGCGTATTTAAATCCATTCTTTTCTGCCCATTTAATTTGGGTAGGACGTTTAGAGTAGAAAATTATTCTTAAATCGATCTCAGGATGTTGCTTCTTAACAGCAACTAGTTTTCTTTTATCTTGCTGTCTGAGATGACCTTTTGTTTCGATATATACCAGACCTGTAGGTGTAATAAGGATGAAATCAGGAATGTAGTGGCACGCAAGAACATAAGGAATTTTCTTTCCTTCGTATTCAAACTTAATCTTTCTGCGCTTTAGTTGCGAGAATATCTTCTTCTCGAACTTGTTTCTTAGCTTCTTCAAGGATTTTTAACTGTGTTGTTACGAACATCATTTAATTATACACCACCTTCCCAAATCTATCAACTTCTATGACATCGGGTTTTCTTACGACTTTAGTAAGATATCTTGGTCCATCTGCGTAGAGGAAACAACGGATATAGGGATTGCAGCTCCACTTGTAAGGATTGTAGCTAGCGCGCACGCCCAGCTTATAGTTCCCAGACTTACCGTCAGGTACTGTTTCGCAAGTGCAAGCTGGAGGTTGATCAAGTTGGACGATAGCTTTACTAAGTCTGATGCGTTCTCTAATATGTTCTTCTCTAATTCTGTGTTCATATAAGCACATATGTCCTAATTGTTTGTCTATGGCGAGGAGGTAGCCTCGATCTTTTACTATTACTAAGGGATCTTCAAGGCTACCAACCACATAGCCATCAAGCTGCTCAAGATACCCAAAAGGATCGTCTTGTGCAAGAGTCTTCTCCTTGAACTTCTTAAAACCCATAGTGCTAGTAGACTTAACGTCCACCACAGCACCATCGATGATGCAATCGCGGTGACCAACGATCCCGTCCACACGGATTTCATCCTGCTCTCCCTTCACATCATGTCCTGAAGCCTTAGCTAATGCTATAGCAAGTCCCTCAATGACATGACCAAAGGCGTATTTTACTTCGGCCCAAGGAGGTAAAGGTTCGGCCAATTCCGGCTCGTGATAGGAAAACCACAAGGCGCGAGGACATCTTGGACCCATCTGAGACAGCCGAAGGGATGCCGGGCGAGTGTTGCCGGTACCAAATTGTCCTTGCAGCCTTGTGGCTATTTCTTTGGAGAACTCAGCAGAGAGTTCTGGGGACATCCATCCTTTAGTGGACACAATCTTCTGGATGTCCGGAATTAAACTGTAGATATTCATAGGTTATTTGAAAAGCCCTGGTATTTGAGTGAGTACCCACGCTTCGAGGAGAACTATGGGAGGACCGAAGAGCATGATCATACCAAAGACTTCCAATCCTGAGAACATCTTTGGTTTCTTCTCATCCTTCTTCTTGTCCTTATCCTTGTTCTTCGCATCCTCGAGACGTTGCTGGATGTAGTCATCTACCTTACGGTAGGTATTCAACTCACCTCCTCGCTCATCCAGCCATTCGAGGAGATCGAGTATGTCGATCTCATGACGGAACCGCTTTCTCATTGTTTTTCTCCACGGTTCTTTCTTGTTCTAATATATAGTCTTTAATGAAAGATTTTTCTTCTAGTTTATCTTTCTCAATAAGTCCCTTAACTTCAGGGCGAGAAAGCAGTGTAGAAAGCTCCTTGGCTAAAATCAAATTATCTTCTTGAAGTTGGGTATATTCTAATGAAGGTCTACCATCTTGGTATCCTCTTTCATATTCCTCATCTAGAAATTTAGCCCAATCCGTGTGTTCATCTCGGAACGAGATAGTTTTATTGCAGTTAGGGCATTTACCATAATATCTTCCCATGTTCATCTCCATGCCTAGTGAGGAATGTCGCTGCCGGTTTGGTTTGACCACGTTGCCCGCGGGAGTCGAACCCGCCCTATCCGTTCTCGCAAACACTCCCCACCGGATTGTCCCTTCACTCTCTAGGTCTTAGCTAGTCTTGCTCGCTAGAGTTTGTGAACCGAGACCACTACTATTAAGGTGGCCTAAAGACGTCCAACTTGTTGAAGCTGAAGCGTCCGACAACATTGGTGGGAATGGTATTCATGTGAGCACCTCCATGGTTAGGTTTTCACGAGAACGATTTGCACTCACCAGTTTTCTCCCTTGCGCGCTAATGAGACGCGTTCGGTACATTACCTGCTTATACAGAGAGATTTACGGAACTTTTCCGGTGCTCCAAGTACTAGGCTAGGTTGGACTCAGTCTCCCTATATGGGAGGGCGTGGCCTGCCTTCCTTGTATCCGTGTGAGATGGACTGCACCGCGTACTACGAACCCACTCTCGTTCGCTCCCGCACATTCTCCATGTTCTGGGGCTAGTATTGTACTCTGCTGCACGTCCTCCTTCAGGGGGAGGATAGTGCCTAGTTCCGTTGCGTTTGCCTTGTTTCGCCACGCTTGCTCAGCGGCAGGACTCGAACCTGCAAGTCTTGAGATGGGATTGAACCATGTCCCCAAGACAACGGTTGGTTTCGCTCCGTCCTCAAACGTAGCTCGGCAGCTACACAGGTTTCAGGAGCTCATAGACGACCGCAGCCGTCCGTGACGTGCTTTTATCACATCCTCACCTGTTGAGCGGATATCATTCCACGTCCCCTACCCATCAACGTCTTGCAGGACACATGATGGTTTGGGTCTCCTCAACATTAACCAGAATTGTCCTTACCATGGTTTATCGCTATGGCCTACGCTGTGTTTCAAGCGCATTGCAAAGCGGAAGGGGTCCCACTGGACATCAGGATAGCTAAAGGGTTCAGCACCCCGGATGTTATGAACTGCGAACCGGCAACAATGAAGCTCTCACCTGAACATCACCAGCCCAGGTCTCAGAGAACTTGGTGCTACCTTGAAGCAGTTCAGAAGACACGTTCCTTTCCCACTACTACCTCTAGCCTGTGGGATATTCCTGCGAGGGTCTCCAGCTCCTTCACGGGAAGTGCAGGACTTACTGGCTTGACACCCTTGCTCTCTTGTTGCTGTCGTACCGGAGAGATACGTTCGGTCACCGATCTTTCGCGTCACCCTTTGCTCACTCGTGCATCTCACTTTCCAAAGGGGAGATGATCCACCGTAGTAGATATTACCGAGACTGTTGCGGACTGATCACGTCTGTCACCGTAGGGTTCGGGGTTGCCGAATAATGATGCTCCCTAGGATCAGCTCCTATTGTAACGTTCTGCTTTGCCAGAGAACGGGGAAGAGGGCTGCTGTCCTTCAGCTCAGCTTACCGGGTATAACCCGGATGACTGGACGTGCGCTGCATCTTTGGAAGGATGCTGCGCGTACTGACGAAGTGGGTACGCTACTCCCATGTCCTCGCTCCGAAGCACGGACAGTCTCCGGAAGGGCATCTGCGCGACAACCCAACAAGGCATTTAGTCGGACCCTGAGTCAGGAATCCTGCGATTTACCTTCGCCTGCTCTATGAGCAAATGGAGAGTAAGTTGTACAGTAGGCGAAATCCCCACAACTTACTCTCCAAATATCATTTCTTCTTCCACGCTTTCACGCGACGCTTCCGTCTCCGTCTTTGTGTACGTGTCATGACGACCTACGTACAGAACTTGATGAAGCCGAGATCATGGCAATGCGTGAGTGCGTAGATCAGGGCTGCCAAGATAGTGCCGGCCAAGATGGCCAGCAAGACCTTATCCATTCAATTCCTCCTTCTTGCTCGGTATGAGCTAATTTGGGAAGTAGGTAACCACAGCACTATCTCGTTAAGACGAGAGCCTCTGCAGCATTTCAAGCCTACTTCCCATAGAATTACTCAGATAGATGCTCGAGAATTGCGAGAGAGAGAATGATCTCGTGAGGAGATCCATCCTTGTCGAGATAAATGCAGCGGCAATCATTGCTCACATCTTCTTCATCCTCGTATTCGACCCACGAGTCAATTACGAGAACTGGAGTCTGATCTCCGAAGAGCGGAATACCGACCTTATCGCCGATCTTGAATTCGGCATTATCCGGCTTCGCTGCTTCAACTTCAGGCTTCTCTTTTCCTAGATTGAATGTTGCCATTGGTACTCTCCTTTGTTGGCTAATAAAACGGGCTACTGGCTCTGCGCAAGCTCCTGACAACCCAGATCACCAGTCGTCGGAGGATCATTCTGTCCTCTCCTTCAGGATTAAGGAAGTACGAAACTGGGCAGTACCCGTCTATCTTGATTACCACAACGGTTCTGTTGAAACCGCTGAGGGTGCTTTATCTAATCCTTCAACCGCCTTGGTTTCTGCTTCGGTAAAGTCTGTCCTCTCATAAGGAACTAGATTATCCACTCGAATTGCATCCCATCGGATAGCTTTCGCTGTCTTATCGGAATTAGGAACTCGATGAGAATAAACCCACAATTTGAGAACGCAATCACTCCCGTTACCTATATTGCCTTTAAATGGTTCGTAACCACCGCTGGGCATTGGCTTTCTACCATCTAATATTTCAGGAGGAGTGAAGGCAACCACTTTCCCACGGATTACTTTCTGTGTGGGACGGGAGAAGTTAGTGTAATAGCCATCTTCATCCTTCTTGATCACATTCTTCACGCCTTCGGCTTGAAGTTCTCGCATCTTTTCTAAATGTTCGCCAGTCAAATAGGCTTGGGTACCGTATTTACCAAATTTATCGGCTGATTGAGGTCGACACCACTTAACCTTTGCTGGCAATAGCCAGTATTCATTATTCATTAATCTTCATACCTTCTTTAATCTCCATATAGCTCTCTACACGACAGTCGGAGTATTCCTCCCCATCAAAGAGATCATTTGATTGAACATAGTCTTCCAAAGCCTCTTCAATGGTTTCATCATCATTGACTGTCAATGTATCAATCCGACCGTGTTCACGAACAAGTGCACTATAATCAACACTATATGTTTTCATTTAATTCTCCTTAGAGCTTGATAACATCAACTTTCGGTGTGGGAGCTTTCACCACCGTAATCAATTCATAAATTCCATAACTCTTCTTGAGGTTAGAAGCAGCCTCTTTCTTTGAAAACTCTTCAGCACTTTCCTGTGAAGAGAAAACGTCCTCCTCTGGAGGCGCGTAGAAAGCACCCGAGGAACAGTAAATGAGAGGTTTTCGATCGTAGTCTAATTCACGAACAAGCCAATTCTTTGTAGTCATTCTATACCACCATAATTTAATGTGTGTAAGCCCAGTTTGTAGCAATCGTATAATCTTTTGCATCGTCGTTCCAGTAACTTCCTGCTAATGGACATTTTAATTTCAATTCTTCTCCTACCTCCTTAATACTATCTGCTTGCATCTTAGCTATTTCTAAAGCAATTTTAATGTCGTTAGGACATTCTGTCTGCCATTCATCATGTACAAAATTAACTAATAAAGCGTCATATTCTTTTAGCTTATCTATCCATTTTAAGCAAGCTCTTTTCATGACGACAGCTTCGCCAGCCTGTAGATACCCCGACATACATAGATGTCTACGAATGCCGTCTGTGTCTCCAGGGATGGGAACTGGTCTCCCATCAATTCCGAGAAACCAGCCTCTTCGAGCATCTCTTGGTATGACTGATTTCTTAAGTTCCGTGAAGCCTGTATATCTTTCCATGAGACGGTCAAGAGATGCTTGGGCGGCATCTCTCGAACATCCCAAAATCTCAGCAAGCTTACCGATCCCTGCACCGAGCAAGAGGGCGTAGATGAAATGTTTGGCTGCCGCACGGGATTTACACTCCTTGCCAAGGATACGTTGGTTGAAGGAGTGTGGATCTGTTTTAGTTTCCTTCTTGCCTCGGACGAGAGCATCGGTGAACTCCACATCATCGATATAGTGGGCAAATATCCGAAGTTGAATTCCCTCGGCGTCTACTCCGACAAGGAGACGGTTTTTAGGAGAGCACCATAAGGAACGCATCTCCTTGCCGAGTAGCTTCTTATTGCCAGCCGTATCAAATTCATTAGGGATGTTAGCCATATTAGGGTTTTGGTGGGACATGCGATGTGTCCACGCACCAATCCCTTGGAACTTCCCGTGTACTCGGCCGTCATCTTGACAAAGGGAAATTTGCTCCGTCAATGTCCTGCGACGGGCCTCTAGCAAGATGCGTCTCGCTAGAAGCCTCGCAGGCTCAGGAGCAGCGGAGGGCAAAGTGGCGAGGTTGGCTTCGTTGATCTTCCAGCCATACTTCTCCAGCTTCGATAACTTAGTATGACATTCTTCTATTCTTAAATCAACTGCCGGTTCTCGGTGTTTCTGATGCTTAAGCTTGTTAAGCTCTCGTTCAGTGTCTAATCGGGTCTTAGTCTTCTCTTCAGGCTTCCAACCTGCTTCCCAAAGAACATCGATTAATTGCTTGTGACTGGCCGGGTTAAAGGTTTCGAATTTGGTATATCGGTATGTTTTGCCGGCTTCATACTGATGAATAGAATTCATCAATGATCTAGGTACTGAACTACGCGATATTGTTCCGTGTTTTGTAAGCTTGGGGGTAAATTCACGTACAAGAACTTCCCGAGGGGGAAATGCATTTAATATATCTTTATCTAATTTATTTAGATCTGTTTCTACAGAAGAAAGATACTTTTCTGCCTTTTTCTTATTATAAGCAAATCCATTTTTATGGAGAGCATAGCATACCTTCCATTCGAAGTCATGTTCCATTCGAATGGCATCTTGATATTCTGGCTTCTCAATAAATTTCTTATATTTATTATATATCTTTTCAGTAATCTCTACATCTCTAAGACAATAGTTCTCTAAGTCCTTAGAATACTTTAAATAGAAATGAGAAGGGATAGCTCCTGCTTCTAATGTCGTACCATCTTCTAAAGGTATCCCTTTCAAGAAATTGAACTCTTCTCCATAGCTTTCAATACTATGTTTATCTCTAGAATAAGAGATCATTTTAGAGATAAGATGAGTATCGATAGCACCTTTAACAATCCAATCACCAATATCTAATATCTTACAAATAACGGGAATGTCATAGCCAAGGATGTGGTGTCCTATAAATTGATGTTCTCCCATTAACCATGTTCTAAATCTAGAGGCCTCTTCTTCTAGATAAGGTTTGAATACGTAAATCTTTCCAGTGTCTATGTCCTTACAGACAATGACCCAGATTTTATCTGGATTAGTTAATCCATTCGCTTCTATATCAATTATTATACGCAAACATCAACTCTCTATTTAAAGCATCTCTTAAAGATGCCATGTCTTTCTTTGTTAGTCTGCATTGTGTCACATCGTTGTCCCACTCTCCTAGTAAATAATATTCTTTACTTAGTCCTTCTTCCGTATCAATTAATGAAAGAGTGCATGTTTTATCTTCATTTCGCCAGTAATCCAAGGACATTTTCCTATCACTCCTAACAAATTGGCTGGAGCCAAGGAGGTGAAGTCCTTGGCACGCAGCCGGGTTACCGTCTTTGTAGCATTCCAACCTCCGATGGGATCGGCGAAGACGAAGGTTCCGTCTTTCCGAACCATCAGATTACCAGCATGGTTATCTATCTTGCTGTCGAACTTGTTGGACAACTTATCCATGAACTCTACCATACCAGGTGCTAGTTGTTCAACTACTGATTTAGCCATAGGGTTATTGTGTTGAAGATAACCGAGCATTTCTGGAAGGAGACAGATGGGTTCAGATCCATTAACCTTGTAGAAGGTTCGATCGATCCTTTCCATCACTGCCACACCGAAAGGCTGATCCTGTTTACCTGGATAGCGTTTGAAAGAGAACACTCGAGGAGCGAAGCTCCCTGAATATCCCTCTTTGCTCGCCCAGTAAACGTAATCGAACCAACCATCTCGATTGATATTACGAAGAACTTTCACCACTCGATCAGAGCCCTTCTTCGCAAGTACCGATCCGAAAGCTCCACTCCCAAGTTCTTCAAACCCTCGCTTCTTCAAGAAGAAGATGAAAGCTCTGCCGTTCTCGAAAGCAGACTTGGGAGGATTCTCTGTCTTCGCCCACTGAACAAAATCAGTAGCTAGAAAAACGTTCTTCCGTTTTCTCGGTTTGGGGTTTCTCTTCTTAGGAGTAGCTTTTTTAGGCTTAACCACAGGAATCTCACCAAGGAAAGGCTTGGTCAAGCCTAGGATGATTCTCTTTCTCCGGCGAACATCCTTAATGTGATCCCAAAAGTTCAGTGGGTTCTGCAGGTTCATGGCCTGCCTCCCGCTTTTGTTATGGATTAATCCGAAAGGTACTCCCGAAAGAGTACCTTCAGAATTTTCTCATCTCCAGCAATCATCGCGGAGTATTTAGGGTTATTCTTTTCCCTTGTCGTTTGGATCGCTCGTTTCACTTCGATCAAGGTTAACCACGTTGCTAGACGATCCTCCGCCGTGGTCTTCAAGTTCCCGATTATCAGTCCCACTGGTTGTCTCCGGTAGAGTTATTGTTCTTAAAATCTCAGGCTCTTCAAATTTGAGAGAGAAGGACTCAGAGTGTACCCACTTAGAGGTACCTCCTGCTTCCATGAGCCATGTATAGCTATCAGGTTTGTTGTTATAGACTAAGTATTCAGTTGCTTCAATCACCAATCCTGCTGAATAATGCCTCTTCAAACGCGTAATGAAGATTGTCCCCTCCTTCAAATCCTTCAACCAATTTACTCCAGGACCATTACCCCCAAGAAGAGGGTTGAGACGCTTGAATGGGAGGACATTATCCTCATCTAGCTCTCTCATTTGGGTGGATATGTCACTCATAGAATGCCTCGTAATCGCACAGAGAAGGCCGCTGGTGCGTTATTTAGTAAGGGTAGGTAGGGTAGTACCGGCCCACTTTTGTTCAAAACCAAAATCATCTCTTTGGACGTCTTACTTCGGGTAAATAAAGGGGTAACCTCCCTTGCGAAGTTATGTATTCGCTCAAGCTTATTTCGAGATAATACAAAACTTTGAGGACAGGAACATATTGGACACCTTTCCCCACACGAAGACGGTAAAGGGTGTCGTAGGGAACCCCAATCTTCTCTGCCAGTTCCTTGGCATTCCCTCGTTTCTTGATTTCTATGTCGATACGATCGATGAGACCTCTAGTGTTGATGTAAATCATAGCTTTTCTTCCTTGCTCAGAGGAGGAAGAACCTTGGTGGCAGGTTCATTCTCTTGGTTCTTGTAATTAGCAATTACTTTACCTGCTTCCTTGGTAATCCAGTACCCACAACCACGAGCACAAATGTAGGTCTCGATATTGGTGATTGAGTTGTGGCGATGTATCCAACCAGAGTCATGCGGACAGTTCTCAGGAGTGAGACGTATATGACCACGCGTCATGGTTTACCTCATCCAGTAGAGACGAGTGGACCTCTTCCCGAGGATATGTTTCTTGATCCAGTTGAGAAGAGGAGTGAAGGGTTTCTCCTTCCGTATACGGATACGGTTGGTCTTCATTGTACGTAGATGTAGTTTACGCTTACGCTGGATCTTCTGCTTCTTGCGTTTCTGACGCTTTAGCCTAGCCATCTTAGCCCAGTAGTGGACTTTTACCCTAGGCTTAGGTTTTTCTCGGAAGTCTAGATGCATTTTCCTCCTCCTACGAACTTGAGCTAATGTCCGTTATAGAATGCCCTTTATTCGCATTAGGAAGCCCGTGGATGCGTTTTTATAGAGGGGGAGCTACTAGGGTAGCTGAGAGACTATAAAACTCTCCAGTGAGCTTCCTAATGGGATTGAGAGGCATTTGAGGTATTTCCTGTGATTTAAGAACTAATTTGTTTAATTTTTTCGCCAATCCAGTCCATGTGAACTGGCGTGTAGTTGATCTGTTCCGCAGAGACGTTGATGTAACGGGGGTCAGCCATCACGTTCTGATGGATATGTCCATGAACATTGAAGGCTCCGTCACGAAGACCAGAAAGAAGATGTGGGAAATGGGTAGCGGTAAAGTTATGTTCTTTGAAACCCTTCCAGACCTCTGCTTTCTCGAACCACTTCATCAGACTAGGGTTCCAAATCTTATCGTGATTACCCACAATAAGACGTTTTTTCCCTTTCAACTGGGACATGATTTCATTAAATGCTCCGTCGTATCGGAAAGTAACGTCTCCAAGATGGTAGACGTAATCGTTCACTCCGACCACAGCATTCCAGTTTTTGATAATTGTGGAGTGCATTTCATTGAGAGACTGGAACTCTTTGCGAATACGAATACCCTCATCGTTCACGAACTTCAGGATATTCGCATGCCACAGATGTGTATCGGAGATAAACCACTTTTCATGGATCATGGAAGTTTCCAATCTACGGGATCTCTTAGGTGTGAGTTAATGGTAGAGAATAATCTACTACCTAAGAAGGGAGATTTAGAACTAATATTAGCTCTAGGGGAAGGATGACTATAATAGATATTATTGCTAGATAGTCCTTGGTAACGTCTAGCGACAGTACCTAAGAATACTATTAGTATATTATTAGTATTTAATAGACTAATAAGTTCTTTATTTAGTTCTTCCCATTCTACCCAATCATGACTTAATGATTGATATGCATTACATGAAGGTATTACATTCCATAGTAATACTCCTTTGTTACACCATAAGGATATATCTCCACTACTAGGAGTGGGGTAGTGTAAATCCTCTGTGTATTCCTTTAATAGGTTTTGTAGAGTAGGAGGATAATTATTACTATTAATATTAGACGGAATACTAAATGCAATACCCGTCGCATGTTGTGGATTTGGGTAAGGATCTTGTCCGAAGATGGCGACTTTAACTTGGTCATAGGGAGTCTCCTTTAGAGCTCTAAAGACATCCTTACGTTGAGGACATATGATCTTCTTTTCTTTTCTAAGATCATCATATCTCTCTTGAATAACCTGGTATTCCCCTGTTTCCCAGTATTTTAAGTTCCATAAATTCATTAGTATTCCTTCTTAGATATCTTAGGTAATCTATAATATTCACGTAATATACCTTTGTAACGTGCTGCTACAAAGTCACTACGATATTCGATTACATCATCAATAAAATTAATTTTAACAGGCTTCCCTTCTATTTCTCCCTCAATAGATTGAACAAGAGATAACCCGACGACCTTGCTTTTAAGCTGCCAGTTCAAGACTGTTGCCTTGAATTCTATCGCTCCCTTGAAGATTGTCATTGGCTTCTACCTCTGTGAAAGAGTAGGTGTCTCTATCGAAGACCAATCCCCCTGCATTGCCAGTAGTTCCCGGAAATCTGTTGTAGGGGATAGTCAGGTTAATAGTATTTCTCTTCTCCGGATCGGGGTGAAGAGTATCTCTTGTTGCATTGATCGTGGTATCACTCACTTTCGTGAGGTATCTAGAGCCACGAGTTTGACCGAAGTCATTCACGTGACTCACCATGATAAGGGCGATGTCAAGTTCCTTGACCATCATTTCTAGTCTAGTTGCTAGGTAGTCGAGTTGTTTCCTCTCATCTCCTTCACCCGCAGCAACTCCGCTAACAACCATTGAAATGTGGTCCAGAAGAATGTACCTGCAAGCACGCGCAGTGGCGAGGAAGCGGATGGTGTCGAGAAAGCGTACTGGATCATCGCTCCCAAAGTGAGAATAAATGTGAAGGCGGCCATCGCGGCGAATAACTTTCTCGCACGCACCAATGATTTCATCGCTGGTACGAGTTGTGTTCGGTAAGTGGACCGAGTCCTTGAGTTCAATTCCCGCGAGAGCATGGAGATGGCGTTGCGGGGTTTCTTCGAGGAAGATTGCTCCGACATTGTCGTCTGTCTCCTTGAGGATTTGATGTTCGATGAAGTGCATTAACTCAGTCTTGCCCACCTTCTCTTGAGCAGTGATCAAGACTGTCTCACCCGTTCTAATCCCGTACGTCATGTCGTTCAGGATTTTCCACGGATAGGGTATACCCACCTTTCTAGGAGAGGTGAGAATATCTTTAAATTCTGTGAAGGAAGACTTGATGTTCTCAGGCATATATTGCTTAGAGTTCCACCAAATCTTCCTCAATTCATCGCCATCACCTGCCTGCAGGTAATCGTTGGCGTCCTTGTGCTTTGTCAGTCGGGTGACGAAGACTTTGTTGTAGTCAAAAAGTCGTGCCACTTCTTCGCAAGCGCGTCGACCAGCGACGTCTGTATCGAAGCACAGGTTGATCTTGTCGAAAGCGTTGAGCCATGATCGGTCAGCAACACAATCGCGAACAGCAGTAGAAGCAGATTGGACGCTAACCACAGGCGGAGGAGAAGAGAAACCATCACTCCATAGGACGTCTGCCAAGCTCGCAGCATCATGCTCTCCTTCAGTTATTGTGACAGTCTTGTGACTGCCAGCCGAGAACTTATCCTTGGCAAATAATCCCGCCTTTGCTTGACCTACTATGTAGATCTTTTTGTCTCCTTGTTTGTCCAGTTCCCAATTCTTAACTTTGACAAATCCCTCATATTGGAAACCATCGGATACTGGTTTTCCTTCTGTGTCTATTTTTGTTTTAATGTCGTAGAATTGTAGTACGCGTTTACTTAAACCTCTATGAGGTAAGTATTCATAGGTAAATCCATCCAAAATAAAATCCTCTTTGTTTCCCTTGATTAATCCATGTCCTGCAAAGCAGAATTGATGGCCATCATCATATATAGCTAAATTATCCCCTGTATGATCCCGTCCTTCGGTAGCACACAGGGGACATCTTTCTCGTGTAACTAGTTTAGACAAACTTCCTCTCTTCTAAAATGGGGGATCAAAATTGTAGCACTGTTTGATGACATCGTTGTTGGTGTTGCAAACACCACACACACCAAAGGTGTAGCCATCATCGATCAAGGCATCCCAGTACTCGTTAATGCCGAAGTACATCCATGCTGGATGGCGCAAGACGCCACTGTACTTGAACTGTGCGTTATGCACGCCTTCGCCGAATACGTTTCGCAGTAGACGTGGGTCTTTCGACCAAATCTTGGTGTACGGAATGATCACGTCTACGCGGCGTCTGTTGAATTGTACCAAATTCTCGCGATGCTTGTCCAGCTTGTAGAAGCGTTGCGGATTAACCGCGTAGATGTGGCCGAAGATATTGAGTTTAGGCAGAGGCTCATTTCCCACACGCTCGAACAGCTCAACTTCATCCTTGGCAAGGGGAATCGGGTAAGTTAGCTTGCCAAGTCGACGCACGGGCATCTGAAAGTGATCTTGAGTATAGGCGTCAGCCATGTACTCTTGATCTTTCAGTAGTTCGTGTCCGTGCATTTCATCACACACGAACAGTAGCTGATGCCAGTGCTGTTCGAGTAGATGCATGTCCGGAGTGTTGGGGAACCGGGCATTCATTTTGTCATGCCAGTCCGGAGATGGGAATTTGATCTTACGTTTGAACATTCCAAACATGGAGGGCTCTCCTGGGGAGGGAACCTAGGCGGGAGGAAAGGAGGACGAAAAGTCCCGCCTAGGTTTTGTGGATCGGAGGATTAGGCTGCGCGCGGTGCGAAGCGCGGAACACTCCGTGACTTGGTCCGCGTCTCAGCCGGTACGACTTCCGGTTTCTCTACCTTCTCCTCCGAATTGCTCGGAGAGCTGAGCAAATTGACGAGAGCATAACGGTACTCGCAGGCGAGTGCCGCCAGTGCATTCACGTCTTGGCGTCCGATGGACGCATAGCGATCGTGGGTGTAGTACAGTGTGTCTTCAAGAGAGATTTCCATCTCCTGCGTGAAGCTCGGAATACGTGCTTCACGTTGCCGGAAATCAGCAATACTGAGCTTCCGATTGGTGTCGAGTTCGGCTTTCACCATCCCGGAATGCAGCAGATCTTTGATCGCTTTGATCGAATCTGCCTTCATGATAGGACGTTCTTCGCCTTTCTTCGGCTCCGTCGCTTTCGCTTCAGAGGATGTGGTGCCATTCGGCTGCGTCGCCTTCTTCGCGAACCGCTCGTCGAAAGCGCGATAGACTTCCGAAGAGCCTGCGGATTCCGCAACAAGCTCTTTCTTGATCGGCACTTTTGGCCGATACTTGTAGCCTTGCGGCTGATAGCCGGCGTTCTTGATGTACGCCTCGCGGATTTCCTTGTTGCCATGGATGTTGGTCGGGCACTGATAGTACTCGACCTTTTCGTCGTTTCCTGCGGCGTCCTTCGGCTTCACTGGCTCGGTCGAGGCGATCACCGGCTTGCCGGTTTCGGTCATTGAAGGGCCCTTGTCCCCGCCGACCATGCTCTTGGCGAACCTGACGGCGCTGGAGAGCTTTCCCGTGGAAGTTGTTGCCTGATCTTCGGTGTAGCCGAAGGAGTCGGTGACCCAGCCCCACGGGTAAGCCGGCGTACCTGCCTGCCCCGCTTGGGCGATGCATTTGACCTCGCCGACGCTGGGTATGAGTACGATGTGACTCGCACCGAGCATCGTGTTCTGCAGATCAGTGACGATGTCCATGTCCGACAACGAATTGACGAAATTGTTCACGTTCTTGGCGTAGCCCATGGCGAAGCTCTTCATGAACTTCGTTCTGATGTGCTGCATCAGGTAGTATTCCGGAGACCGGCTTTCGCCCGGTTTCTCGAAGGACTTCTGAAACTGGCCGGTCGCGGCCAATGCGATGATGTCTTCGACCTTGCCGCCTTCCTGGGGCACTGTTTTTAGCACAGCCCACGGCTGCACATCGTCTTCTGAAATCATGTGATCGGATTTGGCGAAGACAAACGTCGTCTCCAGATTGTTGAATTCCTTGAGCTCCATCCGAAACTCGTCTGGCTTGAAGCCAACGTTAGTCTGAATCAACAGCTTGCCGTCGATCACAGCAGCGAAGCCTATGGCCTTGGTGTAGCCAGCGGCGAACAGTTTGTCGAGGTATCCAGCCGGGATGGCTTGATCTTTTGCCTTGAACACGATGATGCGCTGTTGCATCTTAGTCCTCTTTCCTTACGCAGCTCACGCTGCATTGTGTTTGGGTAGTCGGAATGTTTTCTTGACCTTTGGGTCCTGATCCGGGATGGGACCCGGAATTGGCAGGGTTTTCTGATCCTTCAAAGCAGCATGTCGTCGCCGTGATAGGATTTTCAACCACAATATCAGGCTCGTGCCAAGCTTCTTCTTGTGAGGAAGAAGGTCTTGCAAACCGGCTTTGTGGCCGATTCGTTTGGCCCACTTAGATCGCGCGCGACCAGATATCTGTCCCTTTTCGAACAGCTGATCGAGCAGATCAGTGATACCGTCGGCGATGATGATCGCCTCCATTTGCTCCTTCTGTAGTGGCATCTTTCCCCTCCGTCCATTCCATCGTGGAAGTCGATGCCAGTTTCTCCACGCGTCGTACACCAGATAGATTAGTGCTAGACAGATGGTGATATTGGCAGTCAACCAAACTACAGGATACCATCCTGTAGCCAAGATGAGTTGGACATAGCTGATCATTTCATAAGTGGTATCCATCTCCTTGTTTCTCCAAGAGGTGGCGAGCAGTACGCTAACTCCACAATCTGCTCGGTCGACTCACGAAACACACGGACAAGTCCGCAATATCGACAAATTTATTGGCTTTCTTGCGTAGTTCATTGTCAACCATTGGATAGGGTTGTGTACGAACTGAGGATACTACCGTCACATATTTACCCCTCAACTGTGCGCGCTCTACCGCATACTTGAAATCTCCATCACCAGAGAATAGTACAATATGGTCTATGTGGTCACACAATTCCCGCATGTCCCATGAGAGTTCCACATCCATGTTGCCCTTCATGGTATCACCAATCTTCTTCGCTTGTTTGGTGTGAAGGATAAAACCTTGATGTGCGAGGCGGTCCAGAAATGGCATGATCTTAGCCACACCATCTCTTTCAAAGAACACGGCAGAATACCAGTGGACACCCACAATAATAGAATTCCTGAGTTCGAGAGAGTCCACCAACAAATCAAAATCAATTCGCAAATCAAGTGCAGCCAAGGTAGCTGTGAGATTAGGTCCATCAATCAGCACAACCACACGTTCCTTGTTCTTGAGCATTAGTAAATCTCCAGTGAGGCGGAGACGCAGAAAACCCCAGCCTCAAGCCTTTCGGCCTAAGACTGGGGTCTCAGCGTCCTGCGGAGGGGATACGCAGAACTACTCAGGAGGGATACGCGACCATCCGCCGTCCCAGCGGATTTCACCAGCAATATACTTCTGCTTGGTGTACTCAGAGGAAGGATATAGGATTGACTTACGCCACAATGTCCCCCGTTTCTCCTCAACCCAAAAGGTCTTGAGATCACGGGTAAAGTACATGCGCACATACGTTTTACGTCCCGATCGGAACGCTACGTACATGACTTCGTCATGCGGTGTGAGCCGCATTGCTTCTAAGATAATCGCTTCCAGCGTGTCGAGAGATTGATCGCTCATTCCTGAGCGCGGCCGTGGTAATTGCTCGCCTAAACCCTTAGCACGTTGACGGTAGTTGAACCATTGCTCGGGATCACGTGCGGGACCTTCTACAGTCTCCACCTGTACTCCCATTCTGTTCACGCCACCACGTACTTTGACGAATGTCTTGGGTCTGCGACTACGCCATTCTTTACGCTGTTTCACCAGCTTTGTGTAGAGGGGGTTTCTCGCCATCAGGACATACCTTTCCCCATTGTCCTTTTAGGATAGCAAACGGCTCCGCTTAAATCAAGCGGAGGTATTAGCGTTTACAGGCGTAAATGGCCATACCGCACAGAAGCACAACAAACAGGCCATTGTAAGCCGCATGCAGCCACAAAACCATGTCCTGCATTTATCCCACCTTCCAGCATATAGCAGGCTCGACCACCACAATGATGGGATCGTACCCTTCATCATGACGCGGAGCGATATAGCAATTGGGCAGTCCCTCCCAAGTGAGGAGAAAACTACCGCCGTATTTGTAGGCCAAAGAAATGGCCATGACCTTTGCTTGCCACAGGTCAACGTGGTCAGTTTCGGTAGAAGCGCGTTGAATTGAAGGGTAGTGCTGTGCCATGTCTATCCCCTTTGTGCACTCGGTTAATCATGACGACTAGTCTGTGCGCATTCATTGCTGAGCGTACAAACTTCTCATTTCCCCATTGGAAGAATCCGGCAATCCACACGAGCGTGGCAAGCCCAATTCCGATTATTTTCTTGAACAGTAGCATTTCCTTCTCTCAGCGCGCGTGCATTGTATTGTTGAATTGCCAATGATCCTACGCACGCAAGGATCACCATCAAACAGACGATGTAGATTTCACTTCGCATCACGCCACCCGATATACACGTCACAGGGTTGGTTCACCTTTTCACGACTTCGCGGTTCTTCGGAAATCTTGTGTACTTCGAGGTATTCGCTCAAGCCTAGAGACGAAACGCGAGCCTGCACAGATTTGCGGTTCGCATTGAAGAAGATGATGCACCCATTATTGGGTATGCGGTTCACAATCTCAGGCATGGAGAGAATGCGACGTTGCAGACGCCATTGGCGCCACAGTGGATTTCTACTCATGTGTTTCCCCATCTTGATTAATCATGCTGGTCGTCTTTTACCAGCATCATTTATTGTCCCATAGTCTCGAGCTTAATTCAAGTGGTGGTTTATAGCGGTTTAAGAGCTAAACGCATGTACGGCCTTCCTAACGCGATTACGGGGTATTCTAGAAGCAACCTTACAAGCTGCAAATAAGGCGCCACCTATCACGAAAGTCGATGAACGAATGGACAGAAAACATTTTCTGTCAGATTATTCATGTTAAGATTGAGTGGGACCGGGCCGTGCAAATATGTAGTTCCTATCATAAAACGCAAAAGGCCCCCGCCACCCGAAGGTAGCGAGGGCCAGTAATGCGTCGTAACTGGAGGGTCAGGCGGCTTGCTTGGCCTCTTCCACTTCCATGTACTTATCGTACGCTTCTTCCGTCTTGGACCAGGGACTGTCCAACTCGTTCATCATCGTACCCCACGATGCGAGAAGGTGCTTCCCCTTCTCGGTCTTGAGATACTTGAGGAACGCTGCTTCGTTCTCAGGATTGCCGAACCATTTGGCAATCTTGTCGCAGTACGATGCCAGAACATCGAGCGTGACATCCGGTACCGTGGCCTTGGCGTTTGAGTGTGGTTCGCGGGTGTTCGAATTGGTGAACGCCTCCCACATGTTGCCGCCCTTCTCGATCGCTTTCGTGGTCGAGAGCCGATTGAACTCCGGCACCGTGAAGTACCGGACGAACTCCGCCCTGTCTTCCGTGGTATCGGCGACGCGGATCGGCATCGTCGTGTCGGAATACACCTTCACGGGCTTGCCGTCCTCGCCCTTCAGCGGTTGACCGGTCTTGGGATCGTGCGCAATATCCATCGCGAACGACACCTTGATGCCCGGCAGTTTCGAGGCCATGTTGATCTTGTGATGACACGTCACCGCCTCACGCAGCCGACGAGCAACGTACTTCAGCTTGCCGGCGTGGCGCTTCTTGATGGGATCGATTGCAGAGGGAACCATCTGGCGAAACCGGTTGTTCTCCGGGTTCTCCTTCCGGGTTGCCGCCGCAATCTCATCGAGCACTTGCTTGTGCTCCTTGCCGAACGAGCAATTCTTCGCCACGTCCGCGATGAACGAGCCGCGATGGACGTTCTGAGCGGCGTCCTTGAAGTTGTACTTGTCGTAGGGCTCGTTCTCACCCACGTCCTCGGCCTTGGTTCCGGGCATCGGCCAAGTATCCATCTTGTCCGCACCGTAGTCCTCGCGGAGCACGATGAGAACCTTAAAGGCCGTCTTCGCGTCCTCTTCGTTCGCGACGGCGCCACCTTTGATGGTTTCGATGAAGTCCGGAATGGCATCGAGAGCCGCCGCCACGTTGATGGCAAGCTTGCTGATCTCGGAGCCGTGAACCTTGGACTTAACAACCTGCGCGGTTGTCATGAGCTTTTCTCCTGAGTGTCATGGTTAGGACCATTCCCAACCATGAGAACAGTCTACCACCGTGAACGGCTAACTCAAGTGGTAGTTCATACACCGTCTTGCATCTAACCCGCTTATTGTTGACTACGGTGGCGGAAGAACAGCCACGCGCTTGTTATACGTGGTTTCGTAAGGTTCGATATGAAAGCGAGAATATTCCCATATCGAACCATATTCATTGCCTGCATTCCAACCACGTTCACCGGGATAGTAAACATGGTAGATCAAGGCAGGAACCGGATAGCGTGGCGGGTCTTGACCACGCAGATAGCGGTAGACTTCCGGTCGCTCCTCCCGAACTAGCTCAGGCGTTGAGTAGCCGTTGCGGAAGAAGCGCAAGTCATCTTGTTCTGTTGGCGTCCTGTAAGCGTACAGGTAACCATGATCCATGATGATTACGTGTGTCATGTCTTACCCTTTCCCTCGCGGGCTAGGTGTAAGACGGTGTACGTCTTGATACCGACCTTCGCTATATGCGAGGCGAGCCTATGTCTGTATCGGCGATGCACTCTGATCGGTGCCACGCTGGGGGCCATGACGATAAAGCACACGTCAAGCTCTTAAACCCCATGCTTTATCACAGTCACCATCACAGTGCGCCCTAACCTCTTTCGGAGGCATCACAGCCACTGCTTAGGCTTGGGAGATACCCGGCCATCCGGCCTGACTATCGGCTATGGCTCCGAAGAGCCCGCGCCTTGCCCTAGGTATCCCGTCGGCTAGGTCGTCTAGAGAGTGGCCCCTCAGGGACACCGCACCACACCGATGCCCCCTTGTACGCCTCCTAGAGATAAACTCAATAACATAAGTTAAGTCTTTGATCACAAGAACGTGATCATAGATGAACGGATTGACAGAAAATGTTTTCTGTCAATTTGTTCATATTCTATGATATATGTTATGACATGTTATGTATTATAGGATAATGTATACCAGTGAATGGATGACAGTCTATGACATGTTTCACGTGAAACATATTATATTATTACATGTTATGATATATTATTACAAGCATGTAGCCCTACGGTATCAGGGTATGCCCCCTTCCCCCGGTACCAAGGGGGGACGCCCCCGGCCTAAGCGCGCAATGAATTACACCTAAAAAATATCGTCCAGAAATTTTCATGGGGCTTGTATAGCTCTATATGGTCCGGGGACATGGGCTTTCTCTAAAGCTCTATAAGCTTTCTTAAAGTCCTCTTCTAGTAATTTATCTCGCCTATACTTCTCTGCCAATGCTTTTGTCGCATATTTGTAGGAATTATAGACTTTATCGAAATCAGATGCTTCATTCATTTTAAAATGCCTCTCATTCGCATTAGTTTGGATATTGACGTTCAACATTCTTCTGATATCTGAATACTTCAGCGAGATGCTCCGCAGCCTTCGCTAATTTCTCCTCGTTCGTTCCAATTCTATGTGCCTCCTCAATCCATTTCAAAATGGCATACGGAGCCAGCTTATCTTTTCTTTTCAATACAAAATCCATTTCTTAACCTTCCTTCATTCTAGAATAGCGTTTATTCGCATTCTAAGCCTCACTGGTGCGTTTATTTAGGTGGGGAGCTAGGGTAGTACCAGCCAGACACCAAAACTCACCAGTAACGCTCCTAATGCGATTGAGAGCCACATGCCTATTTTGTATAATCGTGGTCCTCAGGATGAAACATTGAATTTCTCCATAGCTTTTTGAATAGCGATAAACACCTCTCTCGCACTAGAGTTTCCGTCTATTTCTTGAGAAAGTTGTTTTTCAGGAGAAAATAAAACAAACTCCCAGTTCTGTGAATATATATTAAACTCGAAGGCTAATTGCATATTTACTTCTTTTCCTTAATGTTATATAATTACCGGCGAAGCATACTGTGTCTTTAACAATCTTATGCTTCTTCTTTGCAAAGAATATAAAACAATAAAACAGTTAAGTAAAGGATATCCTAATGGCTAAATACCGTAATCGTGAAGTCGAAGTGATCGAAGAGCTTCGCCATCCTAATGGAGACCTCGTCCGTATTGAACACCGTGAACCTGGAGTTACTGGTAGCGAGATTGTGCCCGTCTCTCAAGTGTGGGTCTCAGAAGACGAGAAAAAGAATATCGATAAACTTCGTGACCAACGACGTTCTGCAAATGACTTCCGTATCATCGGAAAAGATGAATATCAACCCGAACAAGCTCCCACTGTCGAAGAAGTAAAGGTTCAGAAGATGGCCGAACAAAACCTAGAACGAATGGAACAGGTTGCTAAAGAACGAGATGAGTTCCAGAAGAAATATCCTCACGCTCCCGCAGGAGCCTTCGAACAATACCAGACCACTCGAGTTGCTAACCCCGCATGGTCTAAGACCGAGAAGAAAGCAGGCAAATAATGACTCAAGTCTGGCACTTCCTTAAACTTGCAGTCTCAGTAGTTGCTGGTGTTGCTGCTGCAGTCTGTGTCTTTGTTGCTATGCCCCTAGCTACGCCTCTTGCTCTGGTTTCTATCGCCTTCTCTTTAATGCCTGAATAATATGCCCTATAAGAAAATTATGTCCGGTAAGAACAAAGGTAAATACCGTAGTCCCTCCGGACGTATTTTCACTTCTAAACAAGTAAAACTACTTTATGCTCGAGGAATCTCATAATGGGCATGTATACCACAAGTAATAAAATAAACACCACCACTGTTAATGGTTCTAGTTATACTGGTATTTATGCCTCTGATGGAGGCATCAACGTGATTCTCGATAATGTCACTAATACAGGTATATTTCATCCTTGTGGAGCACTAAGAGTTAATACCACCGGAGGAACGAGTTACTACGATGGTTCTGGTGCTGCCAATACTAATCATCTATTCGGACCAGGAAGATAATGGATAAGAAAGATAAGAATAAGATTTCCATCGATGAAAAGCTCGATCGGATAATGGAAGTTTCCCTCTTTAATCAGAAGATGCTTCTTTCTTCTCTAAAAGCAATGGATGAAATTCTTTCTAATGCAGTCAAGAAACAGACTGAAAGTAAAATAATTAAGCCTGTATTGTAATGGACCCTTCTCTTGTCTTTCAAATAGCTACATACGTGTTGACAGCTTCAGGTTCTCTCTTAGCAGCAGGGTGGTTCTCTGCCATTTGGATTGGTCGTCTTCGTGATGATATTAAAGAAACCATTAACATCAAAGTAGAAAAACTAGAAGATAATATCTTAAGAAAACTTGAATATCACGAACGACATGATGATGAAAGATTTTCTCAGTTACAAAATGATCTTTGGAATATTCGTGTGAACTACGCTACTCTACAAAATCAATTTCAGAAAAAGAAAGAATGATTGAAATTTTTGAACTTTCCTCTCCTATTCAACAAGTAATCCTTGGAATACAAGTAGTCAGTTTATTCGGTATTGGATTTGTTATATCTCTTTGGGTTAATGCCAAACAAAGACAGTTAAAAGAATTTCAAAAGATTTCTAAAAACTTAGATCGCATTCTGCAGGAAATCCAAGAGGACAAGACCATTGCCCAGAAGAACACAACAAGAGATTTCTCAAGAACGTCTAAGCCGTAAACTATTAGCAGAATCTGATTTAGTTGAATTTATTTCTCTCGTTCACCCTAAAAGACTACTGGGAAATATTCACAGAGAAGTAATTCAATGGTGGACTCGTCAAGAAGCATTAACACACCAACTTCTCCTTCTTCCTCGAGACCACATGAAGTCAGCTCTCATTGCTTATCGAGTAGCATGGGAAATAACCAAAGATCCTACTCTCAGAGTTCTGTTTATCTCTTCTACCTCTAACTTAGCTACTAAACAATTAAAGTTCATTAAAGATATTCTCACCTGCGATAACTACCGTTTGTTCTGGCCTGAAATGGTAGAAAAGGAAGAAGCTAAAAGAGAGAAGTGGACTGAACGTGAGATCTCTGTAGATCATCCCCTTCGTAAAGACGAAGCAGTTCGAGATCCTACCATCTTTACTGCAGGTCTTACCACCAACATTGTCGGTATGCATTGTGACATCGCAGTTCTCGATGACGTAGTTGTATCTGGAAATGCCTATACCGAAGAAGGTCGAGAAAAGGTCAAAGATCAATACTCTCTTCTTTCTTCTATTGAAACAGTCAATGCCAAAGAATGGGTGGTTGGTACTCGTTATCATCCTAAAGATCTATACTCTGATCTAATTTCAATGGAGATTCATGAATACGATGAAATTGGTAATGTTCGACAAGCTACAGCGCTTTTTGAAGTCCTTGAAAGACAAGTTGAATCAGTGGGAGACGGAACTGGACAATTCCTTTGGCCCAGACAACAACGTAGTGACGGTAAATGGTTCGGCTTCGATAAAGATATCCTCGCAATCAAACGAGGACAATATCTCAATAAAACTCACTTTCGTGCCCAATACTACAATGACCCTCACGACAGCGAGAGCTCTCCAATTCAACGTGACGTGTTCCAATACTATGAACCAAGCCATCTCATACAAAAGTCAGGAAGATGGTACTTCAAAGGAAACCCACTTAACGTTGTCGCTTCCATCGACTTTGCTTATTCTACCGGTAAAAGAGCAGACGCCACTTCCTTGGTAGTTGTGGGTGTTGATGGCAACAGTAACTATTATGTCTTAGATATTGAACGGTTCAAAACCACTAAGATATCCGATTACTACAAAGCCATTCTTAATCTCCACGAACGTTGGGGATTTAGGAAGATCAGAGCTGAAGTCTCTGTCGCTCAGAAAGTAATCGTAGATGACTTAAGAGAGAATTATATTCGTAAAAACGGTCTCTCTCTAGCCATCGAAGAATACCGTCCCTCTCGTTGGCAAGGTTCTAAAGAGGAGCGTATCTTAGCTACTCTTGAACCGAGATATGCCAATAGACAAATCTGGCATTATCGAAGTGGTAACTGTCAAATTCTAGAGGAAGAACTTCTCCTCACTAATCCCTCTCACGATGATGTCAAAGATGCATTAGCATCAGCAATAGACTTTGCTCAAGGACAAGCTCCCAAGAACGTATTCCGACTGATGAAAGATTCTCTACCAATGTTTAATTACCATGCCCGATTTGGAGGCGTCGCCTAATGACGGGCAAAGTTCTAGAACTACAAAGTATTATTGAACCTGATCAATTAGCCACACGTATTACCGAACGTTGGCTCACTTGGGATATGCAACGAGTGACCAAGAAGAACTCTTGGGAAGAAGTGCGTAGATATATCTATGCTACTGATACCACTCAAACCACTAATGCTCAGCTTCCCTGGAAGAACAAGACTACTGTTCCTAAAATCTGTCAGATCAGAGATAATCTTTACTCTAACTATACCGCTACTGAATTCCCTCAACGTAAGAACGTCATTTGGGAAGCCGATGAACGTAATGCAAATTCTGTAGCTAAGCGTGAGGCTATTACCAACTATATGACTTGGGTGATGTCTCAACCATCTTTTAAACATGAGATGGATAAATGCATTCTCGACTACATTGATTTCGGTAATTGTTTTGCCACTGTCGAATGGGTAGATCAACGAGTGAACATGCCCGATAAAACCCAAGCAGGTTATCTCGGACCACAAGTCAAACGTATCTCCCCTCTCAATATAGTGTTTAATCCCACTGCAGAAAACTTTCTAGAATCTCCTAAAATCATCAGATCACTCATTTCTTTAGGTGAGTTGAAAAATCTCCTAGAGAAAATGTCCAGCGATGAAAACAGAGAAGAATATGAAAAACTCTACAAATATCTTAAAGAGATTAGATATCATGCCCAAACTTACAACGGAGACTGGACACAAAATGATCATCTCTACCAAATGGATGGCTTCACTAGTTTCCGTAATTATTTACAATCGGATACCGTAGAAGTTCTCACTTTCTACGGAGATATCTACGACTACGACAACGACATGTTTAAGAAAAACAGAGTTATAACTGTTGTCGATAGACATAAACTTATCGGTGATAAACCCAATCCTTCTTACTTCGGCTATCCTCCCATTTTCCATGTTCCCTGGCGTAAGAAACAAGATAATCTCTGGGGTATGGGACCTCTTGATAATCTAATTGGTATGCAATACCGCCTAGATCATGTGGAGAATATGAAGGCGGATGTCTTTGATCTTGTTACATATCCTGTGATTAAGGTTAAAGGATTTGTGGAAGATTTTGTTTGGCAACCTGGTGAACATATCTTTGTCTCCGAAGAAGGAGATGTAGAAATGGTCACGCCTGACGTTCAAGCGCTCAATGCTAATCTAGAGATGGATCGTATTGAGCAACGAATGGAAGAAATGGCAGGTGCCCCACGAGAAGCCATGGGTTTCCGTTCTCCTGGTGAGAAAACTAAATACGAAGTTCAGCGTCTTGAGAATGCTGCCTCTCGTATCTTCCAAAATAAGATAAAGCAATTCGAAGAACAGTTCGTGGAAATGGTTCTAAACGCAATGTTAGAACTAGCCCGTCGTAATATGAACGGTACACAGACCATTAAAGTCTTCGATGATGAATTTAATTTAGCCACCTTCCAAACTCTTACTGTCGAAGACATTACTGGGATTGGAAGAATTAAGCCTGTAGCTGCAAGACATTTTGCTGAACAAGCAGAGTTGATACAGAACCTCACTAATCTCACTGGTTCTGGTTTATGGCCTACAGTGCAACCTCACTTCTCTGGTGTCAAGTTGGCTAAGATACTTGAGAATGTCTTCAACCTCGAAGACTACGAAGTAGTTACTCCTTTCGTTTCTCTGGCTGAACAAGCTGAAGGACAGAAGCAAATGCAAGCTTATGAAGAACAAGTTCACATGGCTTCACAAACTGCCTCTGGTATAGGAGCTGATTACGATATGAATATTGCACCGCCTATGGGAGACCAACCAAATGCAGCAGAAATGGGTCCAGCACTTAACCAACAGTGAGGACCAAGAACAATTCAAGAAAGAAGTTCTAAGCTCTCGCAAAGTCTTAGAACGTCTTAGAGACATCTTCAATGAGATGGAAAGAGATTTAAATCTTGCTGAAGTAAGTCCTAAGAATTATGAAATCCCTAATTGGGACTATAGGCAAGCACATAACAATGGTTACCGCCAGTGCTTGAATATAGTTAAACGTTTTACCGATCTTGACCAAAGGATTATAAGACCAAATGAATGAAAGTTTATTCCAACCTGACAATAACCAACAGCAGATGGATCAGAATAAGAATTACTTCAGTGAGCTTGTTGGCGAAGGAAAGAAATTCAAAGACCAAGAAGCACTCGCAAGAGGTAAGGCTGAGGCCGATAACTACGTAGCCTCTCTCACATCTGAGTTAGACACTCTCAGACAAGATTATTTAAAGCTACGTGAAGATCATATGGCCGGGGCTAAGCTGGAACAGCTAATAGACCAACTTAATAAGCAACAGCAACGGAATGCCGACGATTACACCCCTCCTGTCGGTGAAGTTAAACAAAAGCCCGAACTCAACTTGGAAGAGGTAAAGAAGAGCGTCCTTGACGATCTCAAACGAGAGAAAGTCCTAGAAGAGGAACGTAATAACTTGGCTTCTATTCAAGAAAAACTAAAAGAACGTTTTGGCAATAATGCTCAAAACATTTTGAAACAACAGAGAGATGCTCTGAAGATGACGCAAGAACAGGTGGACTCCCTTGCTCGTCAAGCTCCCGCAGCCTTTATGCGATTGATGGGACTGGATGAGAAGCCGACTGAAACCTTTCAAGCACCTCCTTCCTCTACGCAACGTAGTGAATTCTCCCCCACGACTCAGAAAAGAACTTGGTCTTGGTGGCAGAACTTGAAGAGGGAAAGTCCTTCAAAGTATTGGGACCCCAAAGCTATTTCTCAACGTCATAAAGATGCTATGGATCTAGGCGATGCCTTCAATGATGGTGATGCCGAAGTCTGGCATAGATTAGGGAATCCCACTCTCCGCTATAACTAATGGAGAACTAAATGGCTGGTTTTACAGATACCACCAATCAGCATCTAGTTCGAGCTAATCTTTACTCGAAAGAGTTGAAGCAGCTCTTGCTGGATGATCTGAATGCCATGAGGTTTGTCCGAGTTCTCGATAATTTCCCTGACGGGTATACGTTTAACATTCCGAGCCTTGGCGAAGCCAAGACTGCCGACTTCAATGAAAACATGGCTATTCGGTACAATCAGATGGATACTGGTAACTTCCAGTTCTCGTTTGATCAGTACAAATATTCTGCCAATGCTATTTCTGAGAAGTTCAAGCGGGATAGCTTCTGGAGTGATGACGTTATCGCAGCGTTCCTGCCTCGTCAACACAGGGCAATCATGGAAGGTGTGGAAACCCGCATTTTCTCTGTCGCTAACTCAGGACAGACAGCCTCCAATCTGAACGCTATTAACGGTGCATCGCATCGTTGGGTAGCGGCAGGTACAGGTCAATCAATCACTCTCGCCGATCTTGCTAAAGCACAGTACGCGCTCACCAAAGCGAATGTGCCTCTGCAGAACCTCTGTGCTGTGGTTGATCCCTCGGTGGCTTACACTCTGGCAACTCAAGCCAACATCACCAACCAACTCTCTCCGATGGGCATTGCTGAAGATACCTACCGGAATGGTTCGATGACTGGCTTCAAATACCGCTTTAACATCTTCGGATTTGATATCTATGTTTCTAATTACCTGCCCTCAGGTATTTCGGAAACCATCAATGCTGTTGCTGTCACAAACGGTGTTGCTAACTTCTTCTTCTCAGCGACTCCCGGTGATACGTTGCCGTGGGTTGGTGCTTTCCGTCAAATGCCCACCGTTTACTCGGATTTCAACAAAGATCTCCAGCAAACTGAGTATATGACGATCACTGAATATGGTTTCAAACTATATCGTCCTGAGAATCTCGTCACAATTCTTACTAGCACTTCAGTAGTGCCGGCGTAATAGGGAGGTCATAACATGGGTACATGGTTTAATAATGACGAGCTCTTCATCGAATACGGTACTACAAAAGCTGTTGCTAATACTGGAGGTGATTACCTCAGTTATGGTGAACTTCGTGAGATTGAACTCACGATTGACCTCACTACACTGACTACTTCTCCCGTTATTCAGGACAATAACACTTTCATTGGAAACGGAAGTTTCTTCATTGAACAAGTGGAAGTTGTTGCTGATGTGGCTGCAACAGGTGGTACTTCGTTCTCGGTGGGTTTGATCGGTCTTGACCGTTCTACCGTCGACTCGAACACCAAGTTCGTCAACGCGCTTGCTCTTGCAACGCATGACGCTGCTGGTGAGAAAACTGTTCTTACTGTCGGTTCTACCGGCGCGGGCTCTGGTATTGGTACCGTCCCCACTAATCCTGGCTATATTACTGCTCTTTGTGCAGGTACATATACCGCAGGTAAAGTGAAGGTTCGTATCAAGTATCGTGGCTTCGGTAACATCACTAAGTAATGAGTAATAGATTGGGGGTCTTCGGACCCCCTTTCTTAAGAAAGGAAAATTAATGGCTAATTATAATTTAGCAGGTAATACCCCTCAAGTTGATGCTGTTCAGATTGTTGCCGATAACACTGGCACAGCTTTAACTGTGCAACCGACAATTTATGCGGCTGCGACAGGTGGTTCTGCCCCTACTTTTTCTGCACCCAAAGGTTCTTTATGTCTGAATACAACGGGAGCAGGAACAACGAGTCGTCTTTGGGTAAACACTAATGGAAGTACTACTTGGACAAATGTCGGAACTTCAGGTGCTTAATGGCCTATGATTCTTCAAATGTCTCGTGGGAAGCAAACACTTATTTAAACCACTATATTTGGAATTATTCAACGACTGATAATCTATTAACAGTACAGTCTTCTGAATACTTTTTAGCTCCTGTTGCTTTTAGGGTTGGTGATATCTTAAGAGTTTCAGCTGGTGATGGAAATGCTTTATATCAAGTGATTTCAGGCGACCCCTCTTCTGGAACTGCTTTACGAAAGCTTGCGATTGTTTCCTCTTTTGTGAACTCTGTTTCTGGTCCGTAATATGTCTAAGCTTAGCTTAAATGATCTAGTAAATCTTCAAAATGAGAATACGGCTGTAAGCACTATTAATACTAATAATGCTCGTATTGAAGCAGCTTTAGAGAAAACTCTCTCCAGAGATGGCACTTCTCCTAACCAGATGACTGCCGTACTGGACATGAATTCCAACTCCATCATCAATCTCCCCGATCCCACTCATAACGATGAACCAGTCACTCTAGGTTACTTTGTCAGTCGGATTGTCGGAGATGAACCTGTTACTGTAGTAAGTTCTTTTGGAAATACTCTTTACTTTGAAACCTTTGCCTCTGCACAAGGATCAACAATAGATTCCACAATTACTTACCTCTATTTAAAAGGTTACTATAGTGCAGGTGATGGAGGAGGAGCTAAGTATGTAAAAGTAAATTCTTCCCCTTACCATCTTACTACCGCAGACGGTAAGCATTGGCGCTTAGATGAACGTGAATTTGACATTCGTATGTTCGGTGCTAGGTGCGATGGTTCTACTGACGATAAAAATGCTATCAATGCAGCTGATGCTGCTGCTGCGATAGCTGGTGTGGATGTTGTCTTCCCCGGAGGTTTTATCGCAGTAAGTGGTGGTTTAACCCCCAGTCAGAATGCACGATGGCGTGGTGCAGGTGCAGAGAAGACTACTCTCTACGGTCTAGATCCTAATCTTACTCTAATTGATACCACGCAGTTAGATGTTCGTTTAGAGCACTTTCGTATTCTCTTTGCTGTCGTTCGTAGTTCCATGGCTAAGACGATAGATTTTCATACTTCACTCCCTTATGGAGGTTCTTTACGTATTAAGTGCGTGAGAATTTACTTAGGAGGTGAGGGTATTCGTGTATCGGGATTTAATCCTGTCTTCTATTTTGATGAATTGGATATCACGCAATCTGTTGCTGGTTCTGTGAATGCACAGATTAATGAATCTTTTATAGGAACATTTGCCAATTGCGTCTTCTCTGAAACGGGAGGTATTCCCTTCTCACATTTCAGTATTTCTAATTGTACAGGTCAAATACAGTTCATCAATGTGAATGTTTTTGGAGCTTCTCATGGGATGTTCATTACACCAGGAACAGGTCAAGTAGTCACTCTTATTAAAGCTCTTCAGCTTTATCTGGATAGCTGTACTGTTGATTGTCTGCGTATTGCACCTACAAGTGGTGGTATTGTGGAACGTTGTAAATTTACTCAAGGCTGGTTTGCTGGCTCCACAGGAACGAATGCCCCCATTGTTATTGATGGCTCGGCTGCCGTTGTCGTTGATCAGATAGATATAATCAATAACGATATCTCCGTTACTGTTAATAGTAACTCAGCTATAGGTGTAAACACTGTTTCTTGGTTTATTTGTCAAGCTAATAACTTCATAATTAATGGTACTGGTAATAGTGCAATGTCCATTACCAATTCTACTTGGGGAGAGATTAGTGCTAATAAATTTACTACTAATCATCTCACTCCTGTGTTCTTAACAGGCACTTCGGGAAGTTATTGTATTCATGACAATATGTTTGCTTCTCTAAGTGGAACTTATATCGCAGACAGTTCTTCTGGTGGAAATAATAAAATTCACGATAACGCTCCACATAACTAATAGGCAAAATATGAAAAATCCTCAAGTACTTAAAGCACGTTATCAGTCTCTCAGTCAACTGGAACAGTTGAAGAAAGATATTGAAAATCACAATACTCTTTTCAATAAAAAAGAAACTCTTGATCGGGTTAATGAAGCAATTAAGAGAAGTAAGGATGCTCTAAATGGCTAAGCTTACATTATCAGACGTCGATAATCTTTTAGATACAACTACAGCAGAAACAACCATCAATAATAATTCTGGTTTAATTGAAACTGCCTTAGAGAATACTCTATCTCGAGACGGAACTGCTCCCAATACTATGGGAGCTAATTTAGATATGAATTCTAAACAAATCATTAATCTTCCCTCTCCCGCTACTAATAATTCTCCAGCAAGATTGATTGATCTGATAAATGCAACGACAACCACTCCTCCTGTTATTGCGACTATTCCTGCTGGAGGTACTACAGGTCAAACATTGACCAAGAACAGTTCTATAGATTACGATACCGATTGGTCTGATTCTGTAACCAGTGTTGGGCTTAATCTTCCCAGTGCAGATTTCACAATTACTGGTAGTCCTGTAACCACTACAGGTACCTTAACAGGAACATGGAAAACTAAATCAGCTAATCAAGTTTTCTCAGGTCCCACTAATGGCGGAGCTACTACTCCTGCCTTTAGATCTCTAGTCGGTGCGGATTTACCCAATCCCACTTCCTCTGAAAAAGGCGGTGTGATTAGTTCTTCTGCTCCTGCTAATCAATTCGCTACTGGTATTAATACTTCTGCTGCAGTCACTTACGCACAACCTTCTGCTGCTAATCTAAGTAATGGTACAACAGGTTCTGGCGCCGTTGTTCTCGCTACATCTCCTTCTTTAGTAACTCCTGCTTTAGGAACTCCAGCCTCAGGAACGCTAACCAATTGCACAGGTCTTCCAGTCAGTACTGGTGTTTCTGGATTGGCTACGGGTGTTGCCACCTTTTTAGCTACTCCTAGCTCTGCAAATCTTAAAGCAGCAGTGACAGATGAAACAGGCAGTGGTGGCGCCCTAGTTTTTGCCACGTCTCCTACACTAACAACGCCGAATATTGGAACACCTAGTGCAGGTACCTTAACCAACTGTACGGGACTGCCAATTTCTACAGGTGTTTCAGGTTTAGGAACAAACGTAGCTACTTTCTTAGCAACACCAACCTCAGCTAATCTTGCTGCAGCTATTACTGATGAAACCGGTACTGGTGCAAATGTATTTGCTAACACACCTACACTAGTTACTCCTGTACTAGGTGCTGCTACAGGAACAAGCTTAGCCTTAACTGGTGGTGATCTTTCTTTCGCTACATCTGGAAGAGGATGGGTTGGTACAACTACAAATGACAGTGCTAATGCAGGGAATGTTGGGGAACACGTAATTTCTCAAGTAGTATTAGGTTCTGCCGTTTCCTTAACGACAAGTACTGCTGCTAATATTACCAGTATTTCTTTAACCGCTGGGGATTGGGAAATACTTTGGAATGCTTTTTGGAATCCTGCGGGCACAACAACAGTTACATATACAGAAAGTTCAATTAGTACTACTTCTGCTACTAGAAACATAGCTAATCCTACGACTGCCGCATCATCGGCTTTCCCTGCACTTGTCATTGGAAACGACTTCTCTTGTGGAAGTACTACAAGATTATCTCTTTCAAGTACAACTACAGTTTATATGGTAGCTTTTGCAGTATTTGGAACTTCAACATTAAAAGCCTACGGCACTCTTAGGGCTCGTAGAGTTAGATAAATAATAAAGGGTAAATGAATGACCATATTCACAGATAAAGCAATTAAATATGTTCCACGTCTTCAAAGTGATCTGAATATCACTAAAGTTCAGGCTTGTGGTATTTTTGGTAACTTAGGAACAGAGACAGGAGGTTTCACAGCTCTCCAAGAAAAGAAACCTACCGTGAAAGGTTCTCGCGGAGGTTATGGATGGATGCAATGGACAGGTCCTCGAAGAGTTAAATACGAGAACTGGTGTAAGAATAACAACTTAAATCCTGCTGAAGATGAAACAAACTATAAATATTTAGTTCTAGAAACAAAGACGGATGAAGCTCATAGTTTAGAGCAGCTCAAGAAAACAACTACTGTAGAAGCTGCCACAGAAACTTTCATGAAGCAAAACCTCCGTCCAGGTATTGCTAACCTAGAGAACCGTATTAATTTTGCTAAGCAAGCATTTAATGCTCAGGTCTCTCAAGATAAAGTAGCAACACAAGTAATTGTTACAGGTACGGCCGCAGGTACTGGTGCGGTAATAGCTGCACAGAAAGTGGAACTACAGCATATTTCATGGCTACATGATCACTGGCTTTTTGTTGGTCTTGGTGTCGCCCTTGTGATAGGCGTTTGCATCTGGGCTGTCCATCGTTGGAAAGAAGCTCACAAACAAGACTTAGTCGTTCTTTCTTCTCCGACTACAGTTGCTCAGAAAGGTAAAAAGAATGGCAAGGACAGTTAAGAAAAAAGTTGAAGCAGTTATTGAGACTGTTTCGCCTAAGACCACATGGCAGAAAATTAAAGATTGGTTTTATAATTCGGAGTCAGCTTTTCTAGGTTGGGTTACGGGTGTTGCGGGTAGTATTACTGCAATTGTTACCGGTATTTTATCCTATACAGATTTTACTTCTATTTTCACAATGCTCCAGTCAGGTCTTAGTTTTACTAAACAACAGATTATGATTATGGGTATTGGTGCTCTAGGCATGGGTGTTCTTCAATATTGGACACGTGTCCGTGGCACTAAAGAAGTGAATGGACATTTGCTACCGAAGGCTAATTAATCATGTGGTTGGGATTAATTCCTCAAATTTTATCGTTCCTTACTGGACTGGGGGGCACTGTATCCTCAGTCTCTAAGGACATTACTTCTCTTCAAATGGCCAAAGAGAAAACTAAGAGCGATAAAGAATTAAAGGAAATTGATGCTGAACTTCAAGTAAAGATGGCTCAACGCGATGTCTTAGTTGCTGAAGCAGGCAGCCGTCTAAATGCAATTCTACGAGCTATCGTAGCTGCAGGTCCTGCTTTATATGTAATCAAATACTATGCTATCGATAAAGTTTTAGGGTCTCTCTTTGGATGTTCTAAATGGCCCGATCAACTTCACTGTGGTTATTTCAGAACTGATGGTCTTAATTCGGATATGGCCCTTGTCCTTACCGCAGTCCTTGGTTTCTACTTCCTTCACGCAACCTTTAGGAATAAGTAATGCCCAAGCAAACTCTTCTAGAAATGACTCAGTCTATTCTCTCCGCTCTCTCTAGTGATGAGGTGAATTCTATCGGAGATACTACAGAGTCAGTTCAAGTGGCTAACATCATTAAAAGAAAATACTTTGATATTGTTGCTCGGAGTTCTCTCCCTGAACACGAACAATTAATTCAACTTAATCCCTCTAATGATCCTGATAAGCCTACTCTTATGTATGTTCCCGATGAAGTGAATTCTATTAAGTGGATTAAATACTTCAATAGCAATACTCAAGATGGATCTTCTCCTTCAGATCAGTTCTCTCACGATCTTAATGTGGATTTAGAATCTGCTCCAGTAACTCCTGTTGCTGCTCCTGGTTATTGTTATGTCTCCATCGTTTCGCTTGAACAATTCATGGATACTGTAAATTCCTTTAATCCTAATGAAACTGATGTAGGATCTTTTACTTTTTCAGAGAATACAAATGAGTTTCTAAGTAATCAGACAATTTATTATAAGACTGCTGCTCAGCCTAAGTTCTGTACCATTATTAGTAATTGGTACGTGTTGTTTGATTCTTACGATAGTACGCAAGACGATACCTTGCAAAGTTCTAAAACCATGTGTTTAGGACAAGTGGCTCCCCACTTTCATTTGGAAGACGATTTCATTCCGGACATGGATGATAAACAATTTCCTCTTCTTTTAAATGAAGCTCTGGCTTTAGCTTATTTTGAATTAAAGCAGGCTGCACATCCTAAAGCAGAGAAAGAAATTAACAGACAGTGGTCCTCTCTTCAAAAGAATAAATCAGTAGCGAATAAACCCGGTTATTTTGATCGAACTCCTGATTTTGGTAGACGGGGTCCCACTACATCTGCTTGGTATGGAAATGGCTGGTATCGTGTTCGAAACTGGTAATAGAAGTAAGATGGCATCTGAAGATGTCACTTTTATCTTCGAGAAAATTAAAGGAAAGAATACTCTCAATAATGTTGGGGCAATAGATAACCGTCTATTGAGTGGAGAGGTAAAACTTATTGCTAAGATGGGTCCTAATGGTTTGTGGTCTCTGAATTATTCTGCAGGTAATTTACCAGGAGCTCTGCAACAGCGCTGGACTAGTCTTTCAATGTTGCAACGTGATTTAGAACTTTATTTTCTTAAGAGGAATGTACGCATAAAAGAAGTAATTGAATAATGGCAAATTTAATCACCAACGTAGAGAATAACTTTACTGCGGGCCTAAAAACTGAATACACAGGATTAAACTTCCCCGAGAACGCTTGTACTGATGTGGATAATTGTACATTCGGTCTTACTGGGGAAGTTTCACGTCGTTTAGGTATTGATTATGAAGACAACTTTACTTTCTTTTCTGCTAATCGTCAGAATAAAGCAATGTCTTCCTATAAATGGAAGAATGCCGGAGGCATAGGAACAGTAGAAATATTAGTTCGTCAGATAGGATTTATGATCTATTACTATCGATATTCAGATACTACTACCTCCACAAGTATCTCTTCTACTAAGTTAAGTACTGAGACTAATCTTATGACGTACCGTGTGGGAAGTAATTCAGTAGAGGATATTGAATGTCAATATGCAGATGGAAATGGATACTTATTTATCTTTCATCCGGGCTGTAATCCTATTTATTTAACTTATAATCCTGATACTGGCGTTATTAATTCATTTCCCATTGAAATTAAAATAAGAGATTTTTTAGGAGTGCCAGAGCCGGGAGTGCTTCCTCAAACCAGACCCTTAACCTTAAGTGCTCAACATAAATATAACTTAACAAATCAAGGATGGACCTCAGGTTCTGCTTGGAGTGCTCAGGATACTACAAATACACAGTCAATTCCTGCATCTACTCCTGCTTCTCGTACATTTACCGTAGCCTCGGGTATTGCGGGCATTAGTCCCGGACAATCTGTCCGTATAGACGCTACCAATCCTTCTTCTGGATTGTTTATAGCCAATGCAATGCTTGGATCTGTAACTTCTTATGCGGGTACTTCTTTAACTATAAATGTTACTTATGCTTCTACCTATTTAGGCGGTTCATTAGCTGGTGGAGTATTTGAAGTTTATGATATTTATCAAGTTAGTGGGGGTTACATAGATACTTGGTTTACTGCTGCGGGAAACTATCCTTCTAACTCAGATGTGTGGTGGAGATTTAAGAATTCTTCTGGAGCCTTCGATCCTGCCACTATGATTGATAAAGTTACTGTCAATAGCGGACCAGCTCCTAGAGGACATTTTATTTTAAGTGCTTTTGATCAAGAAAGGTCTGCTGCCGCAGGCTTTGCAGGTATAACGGGAATATTCACGAATGCGCGTCCTAAAACAGGAGCATGGTTTCAAGGTAGAGTTTGGTATGCCGGCGCAGACGACTCCAATCCTCCCTTAGGTACCGCTCCCTTCTATACTTGGACTGAGAACATTTATTTTTCTCAGGTCATAGAAGGTCAAGAACAATTCCCCATGTGTTATCAAAATAATGATCCCACATCAGAAGATGCTTTTGATCTTCTTCCCACGGACGGTGGTGTGATAACTATTCAAGGATGTGGAACTATCTATAAGCTGTTCCCCGTTCAGAATGGTCTACTGGTGTTTGCTGCTAATGGCATTTGGTTCATTACTGGAAGTCAAGGAATTGGTTTCTCGGCTAATGATTATACGATAACTAAAGTATCTGAAATCCGTTGTCTTTCTGGTGCTTCCTTTGTTAACGTTCTTGGTTGGCCTATGTTTTGGAATGTCGAGGGCATTTATCAAGTAGGTTTATCCCCTCAAGGCGGTGGAATAGTAGTTAATAATTTATGTGATGGAACCATTTTATCTTTTTATCGAGACATTCCCACAATCAGTAAAATCTATGCTCGTGGAGATTATAATCCCACTGATTTCGTAATTAAGTGGGTATTTCGAGATACCGCCGAAACGTCCATTACTTCTCGTTATGAATACAATCGTGTACTGAACTTTAACACTGCCAACAAAGCTTTCTATCCTTATTCCCGCGAAGAAGGTGGAACTAATACTAAAATACACGATGTTAAATACATTAATGTTATTTCTAGTGCTAGTAGTCCTGAACCTACAGATAAATACTTAATAAGTGATGGTCTAGTTACTAATGCCTCTATTCTGTTTGCCGAAGAGAAAGACGATATACATTGGACGGATTTCTATAGTGCGGCTCAACCTGGAGTTAATTATATTAGCTACTTTGTTACTGGTTATAAACTTCATGGAAAGGGAATAGCTAAATTTCAACCTGTTTATCTTAGAATGTTCTCTCAAGCAGATGTTCCTACTGCATATAAAATTCAAGGTATTTGGGATTATGCTAATAATCCAAATTCGGGACGATATAGTGCAATTCAACTAATCAGTAATGCCATTAATAGGCAAGGAATACTTTATCGTAGACACAAGATCCGAGGATCAGGACTTGCTCTTCAATTAAAAGTAATTTCTCAAGATGGAAAGCCCTTCAATATAATTGGTTGGTCTTCTCTAGAAACCCAGAACATGAGTATGTAAATGGACCCTTTAAGTAATCTTCTCTCTGGAGCCACAGCTCTTGCCACAGGTAACCCTCTCGGAGTGGCTACTGCTGTGGGAGGATTAGGATTGTCAATTTTTGGTGGTCTATCTAAAGCCGAGGAAGGACGTAGACAAGCGGAAATCTCTCGTAATATTGCTAAAGTTGAGATGCAACAAGATGACGTTCGTCGTCGTATAATGCAATTATCTGCACATAGACAACAAATAGAAGTATTACGTAATGCTCAACGTGCTCGTTCTCTTGCTCTTAATTCTGCGGTATCTCAAGGAGCTCAATTTGGTAGTGGCCTTTCAGGAGGCTACGGTCAAATACAAGGAGCAGCTAGTTGGAATAATCTAGGTATTACTCAGAATTTACAAGCGGGAGAACAGATGTTCGATCTTAATGCTTCTATTTCTGGTCTTAAAATGCAAATGGCTGAGTCGCAAAGCAGAGCTGCTACTGCGCAAGGCATGACCTCTCTTGGAGGTTCTTTACTTGGTTCCATTGGACCTATTACTAATTTAAGTAAACAATTCACTGCTTTTGGTAGAGGAAGTAATTCTTCTTCCTACGTGGGAAGTGGTATGGATGAATACGTTTATGGAAGATAACACTCCTCTTTCCCTTGATACTGCTACTCCTGTTTTAGAAGAGCCCATCAGTTTAGATACAGGTTCTACTAATACTATGCTCACGCCTGAGGTTGCTTTCTCGCGTGCAGCTAAAGCTTTCTATGGATTGAATAAAACTCTTCCTAAAACACAGAGTGAATATTATCAAGATTTTGCTGGTGGTAAAGAAGATGAAGTCCGTAAGCAAGCCGCTTATGCCATGGACTTTAATAAGACTATGCTAGCTAATAAAATGCTCTCTGAGCATGCTAATAGAACTGGTGGTCTTACTATTCAAGACTTCAACAATGTTCGTAATATGGTTAATAACTGGGACCCCACTAATCCTCAAAGTGTTTTAGAAGATGCTTTTTCAGTAAACGCTATTAATCGTATCTATATGGCTAATGATGGATTAGATAATTCTGAAGATCGTCCATACACTATGGTGGAAGATGCTTTTAAACTTATTCCTAATCTTACTAAGAAAACTCTGGAAGAAAGTTCTGTTTACTCTGCTAAGATAGAGTGGTGGAGAAATCAAAGAGAAAATCTTCAAGCTGACCTGGACAATCAATCCTGGCTGGGATGGGGAGCCGACCAAGCTAAGATGCTTCTTCAACCCTATAGTGAAGCTAAGTTACGTGGCAACGTTCCCATCGACACTTATGGAGGTTTAGGTACCTCTCTTGAGGAACAAGCTAAAGCTCTGCTTCGGATGCCTAAGAACGAGATGATTGAGAAAGGAAGTAAAATTCTCAATCAGCTTAAGAAAGATAATCCTACTATAGCGGCTAAGTTTGCCGATGCTGTTATTGGACAAAATGATATTGTCCTGGACAATGCTTTTACTGCTCTTGCACTGCCAGATCTGTTTGCAGGAGGTAAGATTGCTACTTCTCTAGCACGTAAGGTCTTTCTTTACAATGATGTGCGTGTGGCTGCTAAAACCGCTGTGAAAGGATTGGAAAATGTTTCTAAACAACCTGTTAAAGTTGCTGTTAGTGATGCTGTTGGTGACTTACCTGAGGCGGCAATCCAAAAAGAATTAAATGCATTAACTCAAACAGCTAAATCTGAACAGCAAGCTATCAAGGATGCTATGGATCAGCTTCCTTCTGTAATGCGTGCGGACGTAGAGAATATTACCAAGAGTCCTGGTAGATTTGGTCAAGAATTGGTTAACAGACTTAGAGAGTCTTATGAAACCTTTGAGACTAATCTATTAGATACTATTCAACGTATTTCTAAGGTTGAGCGTATAACCCCAGTTGTTGCCACAGAGATGGGTATACGTGCGTTAATGGCAGATCTAAGAGAATCTTATCCATCACTACGTAATTCTATCTTAAATATCTCTTCTGTTTATAAAAAGGATTTAACTAATACTTACCATGCAGATCTAATCATTGGTAATCCTAATGGTGGCTTCTTTCTTCGTAGAGAAGGAGCAGAAGCGTTTGCTCGTTTTGCTGGTCTAAAAATCAATGCGGTTGAAGATATAGGTCAACAAGGCGCTGGTTATTTTATTAAGGTTTCTAAACCTATTAATGAAACCACTCATGTGGTTAGAGACTTCCTCACACAAACAGCTGCCTCGCGTTCTCCCACCAGTTGGGTAAATGCTTTCGCCGGATGGTTGAGAACTCCTGAAGAAACATTAGCACATGAACAGCTATTGAATAGAAAGATTGCTACTTATGCTCCTTCTGAATTAATGAAGGTCGCTAAAGAAACTGCTAAGGATATTGAACAATTAGCTAGATTTACTTTACCATTCACTGCCCGTAAAGAGCGTTGGAATGAGTGGAAACGCATTGTTCAAATGGCTCAAGAAGAGAAGGACCCTATTAGTGGTATTAAAGGGGTGTTCAAGAATTCTCCCGCTGAACTAGAGGTTGCTTACCAACAGATGTTCCAGCGCATGCCTAACGAAGCAGAAGTAAGAGCTTACTTTTCTTTCAAACGTTTAGGAGAGATGGATCATATCCTTCGTAATCTACAAATCTATAAGAACATGTCTCGT